CGGAGAGTCGGTAGCTGTAGCGGTTTCAGATAAGGCAGAATTAAAAGCAGCTTGCCCTAAAATTGAGTCAGTGGCTGTAGCGGTTTCTACTATTGGCGCATTAAATGTAGATGCTGCCACGCTTGGGGAATCGGTGGCTGTAGCCGTTTCTGCTACAGGAGCGTTGAAAGTAGATGCCGCCACGCTTGGAGCGTCTGTGGCTGTAGCGGTTTCAAAAATAATTACAGCGTATGCTATGCCACCAAAATCCCAACCAGTATTGTTTCCACCATCTACGTTTCCATTGCTAAAGAATGCTTCCCAAGTTGCCCCACCAGTGGCATTTGACCTGCTGATGGACAAATAGCTTGAACTTACAGTACCGCTTGCCTTGGACAGCGTATGGCTTGCCGCAGTTGCAGAGCCAATCGTTATCAAGTTTCCTGCCGTACCCGACAAACTGAAATTGTTAAATGTGTTAGTTGTTCCTGCCGTAAAAATGATAGATGCTGGTTGAACTGTGTTTGTGATGTCGCTGAATGTGTTTGAGCTTGTAATATTTAAATTACCAGCACCACCTTGGTTGAGTGTGCAGTTATATGTAGAACTACCAGTCATTGTTTTGGAACTTGCAGAAGTCATGGAAATGACACCAGTGCCTGTACCTGCGGTAGTAGTGAATCCTGTTGGATTTGAATTTGCAAAGTTACTACCAACAATTAAAGTGCCGCCATTAAATGTAATATTCTTTGTTCCAGCAGAAGTTTGTACTGCTGATGACGTTGTTAGCGTATAACCAGCTAAATCAATTGTTCCATTGACTAGTGTTAATGTGGATTGCTGTCCAGCACTATTAAGTGTTGTCGTAATTCCAGTTCCGCTTATATCTAATGTGGAAATTGTTTTACCAGTGTACGTTAAAGTACCATCACCAACTGTAATAAAGCGGACACTTGTATATGTACCACCCGATGCTAAAGTAAATCCATGACAAGAAATAGTTGGAGAGCCAAAACTAGTAGTAGACCCTGTAAAATTTAATTGTCTAAATGAACCTGTAAATGTTGGAACTGATGCGCCGGATGTTGTATTAACATTTAACCGATTAGAAGTTGTTGCACCAGCCGTTCCACCAAAGTTAAATGTCCTTGTAACAGACATTGCCGCAGTAATATTTGATGTTCCAGTAAAAGTAAAGTTTGTGGCTGTTGCCATTGCTAATACTGTTGTAGCGGCTGTTGTTGTTGTTGGAACAATTGAACCTGTAGTACCAAACGCTATTGACCGAGTATTAGATCCATCCGAAGAAAAAATGCCTGTGCTTAACGTGTTGTTAAATAAATCAAGTGACCCATTAGTTAATGTAGTAGTTCTTGTTGCTCCTACAGTCATGTTATCTTGTAACTGCCAAGTTCCACCTACGCCATTAAACGTAAGTGGGAAATCTAGTGTTTTACCGTTTGTAGTAATGGTTTTTGTGCCGCTTGTTGCGCCAAACGTCATTGTGTTTGCGGAGGCAGTAAGCGTCATACCTGAAGCAAGCGTTAGGTTGCCAAAAACGGAAACATTACCATTTGCCCCCAACGTACCAGCATAACCAGTAAAATCAACATTTCTTGCGGTGTACCCTGAAATGTTCAAAAACGTTAAAGCATACGTCCCACCAGTAAAGGTATAGCTGATTGAATTTGCTTCTGACAATGCACCCGGGGCTACATTAATAGCAGTAGAACCTACGCTTGTTACGTTTACAACTTGCGTACCTGTTGTCGTTAAATTTGTAGCTGTTGCCGTATCCCACACAGTACCTGTACCTGTACAAGTAATATTGCCTGTACCAAAAGCAATTGATCTGATATTTGTGTAGCTTGAATTAAAACTTGCGCCTGTGAATGTAAAATTGTTTAAATTCAATGACCCATTTATAACGCCTGTAGCACCGCTAGAAGTTAATGCGCTACCTAATGCCCAAGCACCCCCGAAGCCATCAAAAGCAACAATTCCACCAAAAGCAACGCCATTTGTTGTTACAGTTTTACCTGTAGTGGTAGCGTTAAATGTAGTAGCGCCTGTATAAGAGCGGGTAAAGTTTGTGGCAGGAAATGTAAGACTACCTGATACCGTCAAGCCAATGCTTGCACCCGCAAGCGTCATTACTCCATCAAGACCAGAAATAGTCAAATCATTACAGACCCTTGGCGTAGTTGCCATAGTGACTGTAAATGCACCAGTTCCTATGTTTGAGTTGGCATCAAAGAATACGTTGTCTGCCGCTGTAGGTACAGAAGCACCACCGCCCCCGCCTGATGATCCAGACCAGTTACCCTGATTAGTGCTACTCCATGTTCCTGTGCCAAGAATCCAATAACGATCAGCCATTACGCTTCCTCAACAGGAGGCGCAGTAATTACAGCAATCCAGTTATCAAACCTCTGCTGTTTCATGGCTTCAATCTCAGCATCTGTAAACGCATGATCGTCAGGCAAATACAAAGCATCTGAAAATGTGCCGTGTGGGGATGAAAAAGAAAAATCAATCTTCATAGACGGCTCCGCAACAATCAACCAGCAAGGCTCAAGGTGTAAGTCACGTTCAGCGTGTCGCCAGATACAACAGAACGGTCTCCGGGGGAAGAAAAGTCAGCAGCCGAAAACAAAGTTCCAGTAGTACCAGACTTGGCACTACCGCTAGTCAAAAATGCGCCGCCAACAGTTGAAGTTGCATTGATGGTAAATGCCGCCACTGAAGCAGAGTTTGTTGCAACCGAGGGGTTAGCTGTCGTAGCCGTGGCAAACGTACAGGCTACGCGCGTGGCGTTACTATACGGAACAACTTCAGTCCAGCCAGCATGGGAAGCCATAGTGTCGCCAGCCGCAGGGGTGTTAGAAGCACCAGCGCCATACAGACCAATATACCAAGCGGTTATTGCCGTAACGCTAGTCAGCGCAGAACCGGCCATATAAGCCAAACCCGTGTTAACCACAAGATTGTCTTCTTCGGCTTCCCACTTTAACGCGCCATCTTTGTCATAGCACGCCATTTTAAATCTGCCAAGCGCAAGTGCGTTATCGCCAGAACGTGTTCCTGCAACTAAACCGCTTGTAACAGTGTCAGTGCTTTTTACTTTTTCGTTAAACATGAGAGTACTCCTTAAATGATGCGAATAATTGCTGAAGTGTTTGATACAGCGGGGAACTGTACCGTGAATGTTATGGTTGAGGTCTTATCTGCACCAAAATCTAACACACAAACTGCGGGGTTTCCACCCCCACTTTGGTAAATCAACGCGCCCCGAGCAGTAAGGGCTGAAGTCCAAACTGCATTGTTGAAAGAGATATACGCCGTATTACCGGAGTTGCCTACCGTGGGAGTTTGCGCAATCGTAAGCGCCAAGCCACCAGCCGTGTACCCTGAAGCCACAACTTCGCCCGTAGACGTATAAGCCGTGGTAGAGGCATCAAGCGTGGCTGCATTAGTGTACAGAGCCATCTTGAATGAGCCAGACGTAAAGTTGAACGTCCCGTTCATGATGCCTGTTTTGAATGCGTTGCACGCCCAGTTTCCTGTGAAGGCCATTACGTCACCGCCTGTCTAAATTGCCCAGACCGGTAAGCGTCCTGACGCTCCATGCCATCGCCCAGACGTTTCGCCAGAGCCAAAGCTTCTTTGTATTTCATGTCATACCCAGCGATGATGTCAACTTCACCCTTCATAAAGGTGTACGCCTCAACCAGCGAGCCGTAGAGCAAAACGGTATCAAAGTTGTCGCCAAGCCATGTCTGACCAGAAGCAACGGTGGTTATTGATTCGGGGTAGTAGTAGTAGTGTAGTTCGACGTTGTACACCGCATCGGGTGTTGGGCCAAGAATAAAGCTCAACTCGTTTGAGATAGTTACACCGCTTACTGTTGGGCCAAACAATGCGTAATACTTGGGGATGGCTGTATCTGTTGGGGTTGGGTATGCCTGCCGGATAAAATTTACATCTTTATTTAACAAGTACTCGTAAGCGCCCGTAGCATCAATCACAGCCATTGAATAGGTAGCTAAGAAGTCAGATGGGCATGACAAATACTTGTTGCTGCTAGTTGTTGTACCGGTCACATTCTTACGCAGTGACGGGAACTGCACTGAGTTGTATATACGCTGCTCAGCTTGCGTAATGAAAGTATTGATCTGCGTAGTTGCAGAAACCGTACTCCCACTCGCAAGGTATACATCGGGGAACTGATTTTCTGTATAGCTCTGAATTGTGTTGTACAAAGACGTGTAATTGATTTACGCCACCTTTTCCAGAGTGTACTTGCCAGCCACTCTGCCTTTCTGCTTAATAGCGTTTGCTACAGACGTACTAAGCACGCCAAGAAACTCTGCCGCTGCTTTTTGGGATAGAAATGAACATTGAAGTTCAGGGCAGTATACGGGTTTCCATTTTGCTTGTGCTGCTAACCTACGCCCAATTGCAGGGTCGCGTTTTTGCTTACATGTTTTTACTTTAGGAGGGGGTCGTTGTTTTTTTTCGTGGTCGGCCCATCGTGCCGCAATTCCAATAGCTGCCACCTTTTTGCCGCGCTCTGTTGCCTCTGGTGTTTGCGACGCTTGTCTTATGCTTTTCTCTGTCTTTGATCGCCAGTCAGTATTCGCCCACTGCCGCTTCAAGCGCTCTGATCGCGCCTTGCGCGTTTCTGCCGATGCAACAACTCCGCGATGGCCTGCGCCTCCTTTGGCAATGTTGTACACAGGAGAAAGTTCTTCTATAAATTTAATTTCAGCCGAGTTCAGTGTTGTCGCATCAAAAGCAGAAAAAATCTCTACAAACGCAAAAGATTCTTTTCCATATTCAATAATGGCTTTTGTAAGTTTGTATTTTTGTGTGGCTTGGGAATTAGCGGTATTAACATGCGTCTTCCATCTACGCGCCGCTTTTTGGCGTGTCTGTCCAACATACTGTTCACCAGTAACAGTGTTTGTAACAACGTAAATGGAGCCGTATCGCTTCATGCCATCGGGCCTCTACTCATCAAGCCTTTGGTAGCTGCGCCAGTACCACGCATCTTAATGCCGGATGTTTTTACTTGCTGGTCACCAGCAGCTTTGCTAATGTTGCCAATAGACATGTTCACCGTGTCTGCTTTGCTGCGGTTGGGTTCTTTACCAGGGGTAGAAGAAATGCCAACGGCTTTGCCGGACATGGTGTGTGGTTGTGCATAGACGCTGGCACCGCCAACTTCTTTGCCGCCTTGTTTTTTGCTGAATTTAGCCATTATTTGCCTCGCTGATTTGCAACTTTAGCCATACCACGACCCATGCTCAGCATCATCTCATTGGTCTTGCCGCCTTTGGCCAGCTTCAACGATGTGCCCTTGCCACCCTTATGTTCTTGGGTGTCGTGTTGTTTGAACGCTTTTTTGATTAAAGCAACATCTTGCTTTTTATCTGCTGCGCCTGATTCCATTTTTGCCATGATCGACTCCTTATGTCGTAACTATGCTGACTGTACCAATTTCTACTGCCATTGCCAAATTATTTGGGGTCAGAACAGCATCAAAACTGGATGCACCCCCAACTGGGTTCCATCCCCACTGAAATACTCGACTACCACCGCCGTTGTAACCGTCTGCCAGCAAGCCAGAGACTTGGTAACTCAGGTCAGGACGCGGGTCACGTACCCCTTGCGGGTCGTCCACTGGGTACATACCCAGCAACAACTGCGGCTGATCCGGTTCCCAACACTGAGGACACACCTTCAAGTCGTATGTCTTGGTTTTGACAACCAGCTTTTTAAGCTCAGTCAGTTTGTACCGAAAACCGCAACGGTCGCACTCGGCAATTGAGTTTTTGCCACTGGCAAACCGATTTCCCATTAGACCATTCTCCCTCTGGTCTTGCCGCGCTTGGCTACGCCATCTGCACGGGAAGAAGCTGTGGCTTTAACCTTGCCGCCTTTTTTTAAAAGCATTCCTTCAGGCTTTTGGTAGTCTTTGGTTGCAAATTCCTGCATTGGCTCATTAGCTTTAGCACGCATTGCTGGGTTAACACGCTTAGCCGTTTCACTAAAGTTTCGTTCCCTCAACACGGCTGTGTCGTAAGCTATCGGGTCTTCTGCACGCAAAGAATCAAGCTTATTTTTTGCACCAAGGATTGCCCCTTGACCCGCAGTCCTTGCCAGCCTAACCATTGGCATTACGCTGGATATATCTAAATCTGGTTTTGGCATGTCTTACCCTCCAATAAACATCTGGCGGGGCACGAGACGCAATGCTGCACGTTCCTGATCTTCGTCTGCCGCCGACATCCACGCTTCGTCATACTGCGCTTTCAGCACCACTAGCCTGTCCATGCCGCCCGGAACCTTCAAAGCGATGTAGTAGGCCAGTCCGGCCACCATGCAGGGCACAAATCGGAAGGGAACATCCATGACATTCACACCACTGCCAGCATCCTGCACCCGGCGCATGCGCCAGTACACAAACTGATAGGTCTGGGAGCCATCAGGAGTGGGCCAGACAGTGATTCGGGGGAGGTTGGGTACGTAGACAGCCACACCAGCGGTGTGGGCTGCGGCAGTCGTGTTGTTCTGGGCACGAAAACAGTCGCCCAAGTCGTTGCCATCCACGTAGGTGTAGTAGATTGTCTCGGTGCCCAACGTGATGTAGCCAGATGTGGCCAGACCAACTGTGCTGGAGAGGGTAATTGTGGTGTCTGTGGACGTGATGGTGGTCGCCAAAGTTACGCCAGAGGGGGCATTCTGGCCATCCAGCCGCTGATACCAGACCTGAATTGGTCTGGCTTGGGTCAATTTATTGGGGATGGTCGCGTAGGTGGACACGCTGATGCGTGTGATTGTCAAATCTGACTGGGTTGCGGCCACGTTTGCATTGGTTCGGATCACATGATCCAGCAAATCCACCGTATCGGTAGGTATGGCGTAGGTGTTTAGCCCTTGCTCAAAGGTAATGGTGCCCTGCTCAAACGTCCACATGTTGATACCACGGTTTGCCCAGTCAGCAAACAGTAAGTTCAGTGATCGCCGTGCAGTTTTCAGGTCATAGCCCGTGCGCAACTCTGAACCAGCACGCTCAAAAGCTTCCTCTACCAGTTCGGTGAGGTCTAAATTGAAGCCTGTTGACCCAGAGGTGTTCGCCATTATTTAGACATCCGCATGTTGTCGATTAAGTTTGGGTAAGGTCTGCCAGCAGCTTTTGCCGCAGCCTTAGCTTTGGCTTTCTTCTCTGGTGACAGCTTTGTGTGCTTCTTGGCAGGGTTGGGTTTATCCCAAACCTCTCCACCCTCTGCGTACATGGCGACCTTGTTCGGATCATCCTTGCGGGTGATCGTCTTTCTACCCGGCATCTTTGACGGGTTGATGTCGCCCATGCCGCGTGAGGGTCTCATCTCAGCACTTCCCGCCTTTTTTCATGGCGATCTGCGTACCTTTGGTTTTGCCACGTTGAGCAACACCATCAGCCGCGCTGGTGTAACCACCAGCAGCCATTTTCTTGACACCGCCGCCTTTTTTCATGCCGCCCATCATTTGGGTTTTGTCGAAAGCTTCTTCTTTCTTGGAGCCTTCTTTGCCCTTGCCCTTCATCTCAGCATCTTTGCCAGATTTTTCAAATTTAGCAAACGGATTCATTTTCTTTGTAGCCATATCACCACCTCTTTTAAAAGTTTTGCCTTTGTCGGCAGTTGAAAAATCCTTGCCCACAGACTGCGGGACTCCGACCTTCTTGGCAAACGATGGCGAGTGTGCAATCGCTTCCATGAAATTGTGTTGCTTCTTACTTGTGCTCGGCATCGTCTGCCTGCTTTTTACTAAGCAGCTTGTAAAAATCTTTACCTGTGGCCATTTCGTAAATGCGCATGGCTCCCACCACTGCGCCAATCAAGGCAAACAGTGGGTTAAACATTTCCAAGAACGCGCCAAACGTGCTGAAAATTGCTACAAAGTCCAGTACGTTTTTTACGTTGTCTGTGTGTTCTGTCATATCAACATTTCCATGCCCGAAGGCTTTTGTTAATCCTCGAATCTGGGTCTTTTGCGGTCTTCGTACTTGTCAGCTTCTTCTTCATGCCTTCCATACGGGCGCAGAAAGAGTCTCGCCTGCTGCCGCCCTCTGGCTGTGGAGCTTTCAGACCCGGCTTGCCGGGGTTCGCCTTGTTGTAGGAGGCCCGACCTTTGGCGTTTAAGCCGCCATTGGGGTTCTTCCCTTCCTTGCGTGTCCATGCGGCAGATTTAGGAGTTGATTTGGTAGCCATTTTGAACCAGTAAGATGTGCATTTCACCAGTCATTTGACCAGACGCGCCAGCAGAAACGTGCATATCAAGGTCAGTCTTTTCAGCAAACGCTAACGGGTAATCAAAGTGTCGGTCAAATACGCTACCCGCATTGAAGCGAGCAGAAGCCTCAATTGTTGGAAAGTTTTGACCGTACTTGTAGACATACAAGAATCCAGAACAGATTGTGTTAGCAGTCGTGTTATTGGATGTGAATGTGTAACTTGTGATGTACGCCGTATAACCAGCAGGGACAGTGTAGATTGCTTGTGTTTGTGCGTTATACGCAACTGGCATCAACGAGTAGATGGTTGCAGGAATTCCGGTTGTCACTGTGCCTGTACCGGCGTAGATGATGCCTGCGGCTGTATTTCCAGAACCAGCAGTCAACACATAGAAGTCGTTGATGCGAAGGTAGCTATTGCTTGTATTTACCGCTGTCTGACCATTCAAAATAACGGTTTCAGAAATTGGTGCATAGTTGGCATCCAGTCCAGAAATTAAAACTGTACGCGCACCAGAACCAGCGGCGGCATCGTTTGCACTGCCGCTAGAAATTTTCATTACTGTTGCCGATGCAGGAAATGCGTAGACGCCGGTCGTAGCCCAAACAGATTGGTTGGTGGTCACAGTAGACGCTTGACCAAATTGGAATACGTACTGATGCCCCACCACTTGACCACGGGAAACGTGCAAGTCAAACGGCTCAAACCTACCTTTTTGGGTAATTGATGACACAACCCCACTTAACGATGTAGCCATACAAATCCTTTAAGAAGGGGGCCGAAGCCCCCGAGTTCAATTAAGCGGTACGGGTAAATACATAAGCCGTGGCACTAGAGAACATGATGCGGAAGCAGCCAATACCCGTAGCACCAGAAGCTACTGTTAATTGACCAAAGCTTGCTGCGGTGGTGTTGGCTGCATCGGACTTGATACCGTTGGTAGCTACAGCAACTGTTACCGTGCTTGCACCAGCAGTATTGTCAATGAACAAATCCAAAACAGTTCCGGCAGTTGCTCCAAGAGCAGCGCCCAAAAGCGTACCGGTAGGAAGCGTAATAGTGACCGGTGCGACGGAAGTAGAAGTGATATAGCCGGTTGCAACTTGTGCTGCGGTGGCTGTGGCTGTTGCGTTAATGGCAGCAGATGTGGGGTGAATCTGGCTGGTATAAGCCAAAGTCGTTGTTGCCACACTTGTTACGCTAGTAGCAGTGCCCAGAGTGGATGTGGTGGTAACTGCGCCGGTAGTTGAATCAATGGAAACAGTTTGAAAACCGTTTTGTGATCGTACTGGGCCGCTAAATGTGCTATTAGACATGTTGAATCCTTACATACAAGTGAAGCGCATCAATCGGTATGTCGTCCAGCCGGGACTGGTTTGATACGCCGGAAAGCCCGGAATGCTTTGAATATACAGCAAAAGAAAAGGGGGCACAAGGCCCCCTTTGTCTATCAGGTTGAACCGGGGGAACCGTAGATTCCCAATGGATCAGACCAGCCGAATGAATAACGCTCACGAGCCTTGTAACGTACGTTACCAGTATCGAAGTCGCCGTCCATCTTGTTTTCCAGAGGCATACGCTCAAAGTGCTTCAGACCGTTGGGCACATCGGTAGTCAAATACCAGCCGTTTGCATCGGTGAAGAAGTGATTGATGGCATAGCCTTCAGGGATTGAACCGTTGTTCTTCAACGCGTTGATGTCGTTGTCTGTGGTGCCAACGCGGAGGTTGGTTTCCAGCAAACGAGTTGCAACGAATTGCAGAGCAGGCGGAATAATCAGCTTGCGGGGCTTGGCTGCGATCAACAGGCCGCGCTCATCTGTCCAAGCGGCGATTTGAATGACGGCATTCTCAAGAGAAGTCTCGTTCAAGTCAGCGTTGGTAGAAGGACGATTGCTGTTAACGCCACCGTTAACCAGCGGGTGGGCAGTGCTGAACAACGAAACGCCATCGCCGCCAATATAGTTGGAAGAGAAACCGTTGTTGATAACAGACGCTGCTTTGACCTGCTTGGTATACGCCATTGCACGGGCCAGAGCTTTGGTGTAACGAGCAGACAAGCTGTCGTACAAGTTATCTTCAATCGCTTCTTCAGTGATTGAGAAACCCAAGGCGATGGTTTCGTGGTTGTAGCGTGCGGTGAAAGCTTCCTGTGCATTGTCATAAGCAATGGCGGAACCCTCGTTTTTGACGGGAGCAGCGGAGAAACCAGCAAGCTTGGTCTCTTCTTCAAAGCTACGCTCAGATTTCTCTGTGTCATAGATTTCTTTGTGCTCTTCGCCATAGCGGGAGTATTCCATACCGAACAAAGCATTCAAGCCGGGCAGGAGTTCTTTAAGTAGTTGTGCGCGTGAAATAGCCATTTAAATAACTCCTTAAGCGCCAGTGGCAGAGTAGTAACCGTGGAAGCCTTGGTTGTATTTAACCAAAATTTCAGGATACTGGGTGAAGACCACGGTCGATGTGTAAACACCAGAATTCAGTGTGAATGTGGCGGCTTGGTCGAGGACAACAGAAGTTGTACCGGCTGCGGCTGCGGTTTTCACAAAAGAACCTGTCTGTGCAACTTGACCACTTGTGGTCAACACAGAAACGTCCGTACCGATTGGCAATGCGTAAGGCAGGGCACTGACGGTCAGGGTAGTTGTACCCGTACTGAAAGTAGCTGTACCTAATGCAACTGCTGTCTCAGGGACAACACCAACCATGCGCAAAGGCAGAGTTGTGGTCACAGGAGTGGCAGTAGGAGCCAAAACTGCGTTAGCAGAATTACCAGTGTTTGTGCTGCCGGTATTGTTAATGGCTGACAGGTTAGTGCCAATCATTGCCAATGCGCCAGAAGCAACAGCGGTTGTAGCGGAACAGACAACAGCCTTGAACACAGCATCAGGATCATCATAAATATAAGCTTGGCAGTCACCAGCGGTGGTGCTTGCAGGCCAATATTGAGAGAACAACTTTTGCTTGGTTGTGGGGTTGGTGTATGTACAGCCCAAGAAAATACCAACGCTCTGGTTAAGAGTGGTGCCGGTATCGACTGTGGCTCGGGTTACGAAGCCACGGGACAGAACAATAAAGTCACCATAGAAGATGCTGGTCGCATAACCGTATTGGATGGGGTACATGCGGGTTGAACCCGCAAATACTTGACCACCAATCAAGTTCTGTGGCAGCAGCCCATACGGAGCTGATACTACGGGATAAGCCATTTAAGGACTCCTTGTTTATTTAGAACCTGAACCAAAGCCGCTTCCTCTGCTGACTGTCGATTTTTTCTCGGCAAACAGCGGCATACGCGGATCATTGTTTCGCATGAAGTGGTTGTCCACTGATTCCATCTGGTTCTGAGCTTGTCCATCATAGTATTCCTTCATGGCCATGAGTTTCTCAGTTGGGATTTTGCAGAGCATCAACCCACCAATTTCCACATTACCATTCGGATTACCCGGAAGCATAAGCTCAGGATGGTCTTCTGCCTTCACCGGTTCCCAGCCATCGCGCATCTTGCGAGACACGTTGGTCGGGTTTGCCTGTCCTAAGATGTGAGTCGCAATGTAGCGGTACTCCCATCCCGGTTCAGGGGTTGGATCGGGCAACTCGCTCGACGGTTTATAAACGTAACGAGCAGGTATCTTGTCGCGTGACACATTATCACGAGGGGTGCGGTTTTCAGCCATTTTGATTCTCCAGTTTTAAAACTTCTGCAACATATTTTTTCGGGTCGAGGTTGTACTTTTTAATTAACGCCGCTTGTGTTGGCGTTAACTGTATCTTCCTTGTCCCGGTTGAACGTGATGCAGGGGCCACCACGGATGATGGACGCCTTGGAGTCTCACTTGACCTAGGCCGTTCTTCGTTTCCACCGAAAACTTCGGGGAACGTAGACTTCACGCGAGCATCTATCTGCTCGAAATAATCATCGCTGCGGGGATCGACCCCGTTGTTGACTAGTTTTTGATGCAGCCCTAGTGCAAAGCTGGTAACTTCTTCGAACCCGTCTGTGCCAAACCACTGGTTTTTTGCTTGCCAGCGCAAGGTCTTTTCGTCAGCACGAACCGGTTCTGGTTGTTGTTGTCGTGGTTGTACATCAAAATTTTCGTTTTGTAAAGCGGGTGGACGAAAATTATGTGCATTTTGTACTTTTGTTTTAGCATCAAACAGTGCTTCTTGCGCAGCAAGGATAGCGTCCGAGTCAAACGACTCTTGCGCTGCCTTGTATTCACGCCGTGCTTTGTCCAACTCTGCCTCAGCAGCAGTCTTGGCCATTGCACCATACTGTTCGGTGCCATTACTCACATACTGTTTGAGACGCTTGTTCTCTTCAGACATGTGTTGTGCAAGACGCTCAAGCTCTTGCTTTTCCCGCAAAAGGGCTTCTTTGGCGCGGCGCTCGTCATGACGGGCATGAGTCAATTCCTTGAGTCGGTCTTGAACTTTTTTGCCGTACGAGTCAATCTCTTCTTCGGTTGGGTCTTCTACTTCTTTATTAAGCGTAGGACGAAACCGATCATTCGGAGGTGTGTCATCAACAATCTCAATTTCAACATCATCTTCAGTCTCAATACTGACCTTCTGATTTTTGTTGTCCTCAAGTTCGTCGGGGAACTTGTATGCTTCTGCCATAGTTTTTCCTTTCAAACGCGGGTAAGCCCACGAGGGTCTTGCACAACAGCGTCCACTTGGTCATCATTGATGAGCCGGAACTCTTTTCCAAAAATCTTGAATCGCGTACCCGAATAGGTACGAACAAGCACAAAGTCACCTTTTTGGCACCATGCTCCTGCTGGGAACTTGGTCTGGTCTTTGTACGCGTCAGGGCCAACATCGACAACAAACAGAACCGTTGTGGCGTGTTCTTCTTGTCGCAAAGTGGCTGTGGCTTTTATGAGATCAAGCTCAGTACCGTCAATCTTTTCAGATATGTCGGGTACTGCACACAGGATTTTCCAGCCCGTAGGGGTTGGGAGCATCGTGGCTTTCTCTTCATTTGTTGCGTCTTCTGCCGGAGCATCGACGGGTTGGATCACTTCAGGCAGGGCATATTGCCCCGGTTCAAGGAGGGTTTCACTCATTGGCTTTTTCTACTTTCTCAGCAAGGTCAAGGAGATGGCGCTCTGCGATGGCTAGACCCTGAATAGTCCCGCAAAGTTTTTGATACTCGTCGAAATTGCGGCATGCCCCACCAGCGCAGTCATCTGCGTAGTTGTTCATGTCGGTGCGTAATTTTTCGCGCAATACGCGTGCGAATTCGGAAATCATTGTTTAGGCGGTTCCTTTTGTTTATTGGTCAGATCATGAATGCGCTGCACGGATTGCTGGCGCTCGGTCATCTGCATCTGTTCACGCTTGGTTTTTATGTCCCCAGCCTTGCCCATTGCAGTGATATTTGCCGCTGACTTCTGCTGTTGCAGTTGACCGGCTTTGTTCATGGCATCAATCTGAAGCCGTTTGTTGTCCAGCTCCAACCGACCCTGCACTTCTTGTTGTTTGAGCTGCATGTCTTGCTGCTTGAGCTGGAGTTCTTGTTGCTTGATTTGCAACTCTTGCTGCTGCATCTGGATCATCGGGTCTTGCTGTTGTTGCTGATTTTGTTTCTGAGCTTGCTGAGCTTGGCTCTGTTGGAGCACTTGCTGTGCAGCTTGGGCCATCATGCCGGACAACTGAATCTCCATCTCAGGCGGCAGCTTGTCATCTTCCGGTGGCAGGGGCATACCCATCTGTTGTTCAATCTTCTGGCGGTAGGCAAAGCCAACGTGCTCAGCAACGTGGGCCATCATCGCTGCTTGAATCTGCGGAGCTTTGGGGTTCTGGCCAATCAGTTCCATAACGATGGGGTCTTGCATTGCCATCATGTGCACCTTGATGTGGGACTCATGGTCTTGGTAGAAGAATGCCTTCAATGGCTCCAAGCGCAGCGCTGCCATGTTCTCGGACACTGGGTCTTTCGGCTTCTGGTCGTCCGGCAGGGGCACGAGTTTGTCAGCATCCTTGATACCCAGCACCGCCAGCATCTGCCTGTGAAGCTGGGGCAAGTCGTAAATATCCGGTGCCATTTGAGCCATTTGTATGACCGCTTGGTACTGAACTACCCGTTGACTCATGGTGGCTGCGTTCGGATCGCTCACGGGGATGATGTCTACGTGGTCGTAGTCTTCCTTCTTGGCCTTGCGTGGGGCATCAATCGGATCGTAGTCATAGTCTGGGTCGGTGTAGTCGCGGATGATCGCGGCCAGCAGACGCAACTCTTGCTTAAATGTGTAGTGCAGCCGCGCTTGCACGGCGCTCATGACTTTAAGCTGGCGCTCCAACAAAGCCAGTGTGGTGCCCACCGGTGCTTGGGCGGACATGTCCGACACCTTCATGTCGGCAGTGGCTGCAAACCTGCGGCCTTCTTCTACAATCTGGCCAAGCAGACCCATCAGAACTTGGCTTGGCTCCTTGTATGGCAGGGGCAGAATGCTGTCACGCAGCGCACCAGAGCCAATGTCTACGTCACGCCATTCTCCGGGTGCGATTGGGGTGTCGTCTCCCTTGATGCGCATTCCGCGAGTTTTAAGACCTCCGGGTAGGTTAGACAGCGTGCCAGCATCAACAAGCTGTCGCATGAGGCTGGTGGCTGATTTGGCATATCCTCCAATGAGATGGAAAAGGCCGAAGCCGTAAGCTCCAAAACCCGGAATGTATTGGTAGTGAACAAAGTGTTGTCGTTTGAGTTCAAGGGGGTCTTTCTGTTCCCAGTTTCTACGGATGGCCAAAACATCGTTTGAGCCTTTGATAAGGGTAACTACGTATGGACGTGTAATGCCAGTAGGTTCGCCATCGTCGTCCACGTCTGCATCGCCAAGCAACACCAAGTCAACATGTGACTCATACAGCGTGTAGCGGTCGTCATTCAAGTCAGAGAAGCCAGTTTCTTTGTCCTTGGCCTTCTTGATGTTGTCCTGTTCCTTGCTGGGATCAGGTAGTTCAATGTCGCGGTAAAAGCCTGCCTGTTGCAATTTGACAATCTCATTTTTTGTCTTGCGCATGACGTGGGTCAGGCGGTAGCAGGTGTCCAGATCGGATGTGCCGTAGGGCAGGATGATGTCTTCAGCCGGTACAAATATTGAAATCTGACGGCCAATGTTGGGGTCGTAGTACACCTTCTTGAACGCCGAGCCGGTAGCTGGCAAGCTCCACAGCATGCGCTCATGCTCGGGGCGGAACTCGCGCATGACTTCTGTCAGCTCGTAGTTCATGTCTTCTTCAACGCGGATGGACGCTTCTTTCTTCTCGGGAGTTTCTTTGCCCAGAATTTTTGTACGCACCGGCCCTTGGGCTGGGAATGTCTCAGTGATGGTCTCTGACTGGAAACGTACCACGGCTTCCGTAATCATGGGATGGAACACACCTGACGCGCCGTTCCACGGTTCCGTGCGTTCTTCGTACTGCAAACCCAACAGTTTCAAGCCCTCGGTGTAAGCCTTTTCCCAGTCCTTGCGGGAATTTTTGTCCTGCTCAATGTCTCCAGCCAACTCAGAAGCCATCTCCATGATGTCGTCTTCGGATAGCGTATCGGCCAAGTTTTCGTCAAACTCGTCGTCCTCGCCTTTACCAATACTGATGTCCAAGTCCCCGGCGTGGATGTTGACCGCTTCTGGGTCAATGATTTCAATCTCAATCGGGTCTTCCTCTTGGGCAAGCGACTCTATGCCTTGGGGCTGTTGGTACAGAGCTTTATCTATATTGGTGGCCATCATTTATCCTCAGTAGTACGCCGCCACGCGGCGCTTGAAAAATTGGGGTTCGTCTGGCTCATCTATGTCAACTCTGATGAAGCCGCCTTGTCTGACGCGCATCAGTGCTTGGGAGGTCGTGTCCACAAAGTCATCGTTGTCTCCGTTGGGGAAAGATGCAACCTCTTCAATAACCTCGCGTGCCCAGCGTGTGTCAGGTGCCCATACCAACCCAGACGAGAACATGTCAGCAATAGCGTTCAGACGCACTATCTTATCGTTTCCACGGCTGGGTGTAAATTCCTGCACTGGGATGCCCATGTTGCGCAGCTCTTGGATCAGGGGTGCGCCAGCGGCTTTCTTCTCCACGATGAACGCATCTGGTTCCCATTCCTTCCAATGCTTCAGGGCGGAGGCTTTGAGTTCCGGGAACTGCATCCGTTCTTTGAACGCATCCAGCAGTATCACCTGCGCCTTGTTGTTCTCTTCTTCGTTGTAGAACACGCCCCACGTTGTACACGCGCTGTAGTCAGATGTGTTCTTTGTCTCGTGCGCCGTGTCCCAGCTCTGGACAATGTACTCACAGGACGGCGGGGTTTCACTTTCCCAGACGCGCCAGCTCTTTCTAGAGATGATAGCCGCAGTGTCGCTGGTAGGCTGCTGCATGTACTGCGCGTTCCAGTACTTGGGATCCATTGAGGACTTGGCGCTCAGGAGCGACTCCAGTGGCCACTGCTCTGGCCAGAGGGACTTCTCGTTGTCCGTGCCTTCGTGCAGGATGGCCGGTAGCTCCACGATCTCCCATGTGGGGGAGTCAGGATTCTTAACTTGATAATCAATCAGCCGTCCGGTCAAATCCAGCTTGCCCCAGCGCGTCATGATGACAATGATCGCCCCGCCCGGCATCAGTCGTTGTAGGGGGCCGGTCTGGAACCACGACCACGCCGTGTCGAAGGCGAGTCGGCTATTGGCTTTAACATCTTGCTCAGAATGCGGGTCATCAATAACAAACAGATCAGCTCCGCGACCAGCCAGAGCACCACCAACACCGGCAGCATAGTACTGACCACCAGCAGCAGTAGACCACTTTCCAGCAGCCTTCTGATCGTCAGCCACAAGCGTTTGAGGAAAGAGTTCATGGTATTGCTCATCGTCCAGTAAGTTTCTGACTCTGCGTCCGAAGTCCTCGGACAGCGATGCGGTGTGCGTTCCCATGATAATTTTCTTATTAGGGAAATTACCTAGGAAGTATGCGGGGAACAAGTAGCTGGAAAACTCGGACTTACCCATCCGTGGCGCAATATTGATGATGACGCGCTTCTTTTTACCGTCGATCACGTCCTGAAATATCTTGGCCAGCTTCCTGTGGTGCGGCCCGACTTTGAATCCGGGGTAGACGTGCTTGGCAAACTCAAGCACGTTGGTGCGCCCAGCCACCAACTTGTACCGCTTCTCGCGCTCCTCCAGCATGTCCATGAGTTCAATCTTCTCTTTGAGGCTCATGGTAGGAAGAGCACGCTGAATAGCTTGGATCTCTGGTTTGTTTAACGTTAGACTTTCAAGATTCATCGGTGGTTACCGGTGAGGGAGTGCTCACTTCTATGTCTTCGATTGGCTCTGCGTCTACTACGCCCATGAACTTGGCCAACTTCTCTTTGAGCTTGCGGTCGATCTCTTCGTCGGTCAGGTCAGTCTTCTTGACTTCAATCTTGTCGGTGAAGAGGCCCACTTCGGTGACCTTGCCCAGAAGGCCAAGCGCTTTCAGGCGGATATTGGCGTTGGGGTTCTCGCATTCTTCAAGGAGTTTGGCCACGGTGTAGCCACGAAGTTCACGGGCTTGATGTACAAACTCCCAGTCGTAGGCTGTGAGCATGCCGACCAAATGCTGCACCGCAGCAGGAGTTTTAATCTGGGTAAGATGTTCGTGGGTGATTTCTGCTGGCGCAGAAGAGATAAGGTTGGTGAAAGATGCGCGTGCCGCTTGGACTTCGGCTTGGTTAACCACTGTCTCTGTATCTGCCGCACCCAGACCCTTGAGCCACTCGACCGTGTTTACTTTAGCGTCGATCACATCCGCCGGATGTTCTTTCTCAAGCGGCGTAGGTTTACCAGAGTGATTGCTCACTTCCGGCTCAAAATCAATAAGGTGGTCTAACATCGGCGCATAAGTCCCTTGTACCTGCGATGCGCGGAGTGTATACTAATTGTCAGCAGTTGCGCAACCGTGGGCCTTGGCCCTGTTGTTCAGATGCTTCTCCTCAGTTGTGCTCCAACTGTTTAATCCCCCGTCAGCAATGCCGGGGGATTTTTTTATGGCTGTATGTCTAGCGTTTGACAAGAGTTATTTGTAATTTTTATAAAAATTTATGGGGTGGGGTCATTTTATTGCAAGGGGGGTAGGTTGTAGATGTTAAGTATTACAAAAGTGCTGAGAATCGGTGGGGAATAGTGTTCACACAACTAGCTACCTGTTCACACATATATGGGGGATGGGGGTATGGTGGGGTCGAAAGTTCTCGGATATTCACGCTATGAGAGGGCTATACGAACCATCTGCTTACCCCTCGTGGTAAAATAGCCTTAGCGGTTGGGGAAGTCTCAGCCGTATAACCCGAGAGAGAAATTCTCTCTCACACTAGGAGAAGCACCATGTCATTGAAAACAAACACAACCCTGTCATTCGATGAGTTCGCTAAGTCAGTTGGTGAGTTCGGCAAAGCCTTGCAGTTATCTGCAAAGCCCCTTGCTGACGCATACGCAAAGGCTACGCCTGAGCAACAGTCTGACTTGCGTGCTCGTTGGATGCTGAACCACTTGATCGGGCAAGGCTACACCAATGCCAAAGCCATCATCGAGACAGGCAAAGGCAAGACTGCAAAGCCTGAGCACATCAAAGCCATTGACAGAGCATCATCGGACTTTACCTACAACATCAAGCAAGGCAAGTCTAAGAAGTTGCCTGAATCTGATGCTCGCAAGATTCGTATTCCTACGGATCGCAAGGACTACCTGTTCGCCGTGCTTGATGAGTGCTATGACGCTGACTCACGCGCACAGCAAATTGACATGGCTATCGCTGACTTGCGTGCTCTCAAAGCTCGCCTGTAACCCAGAGAGAATTTCTCTCTCGAATCTGACAGCGGCTTCGTGCCGCTGTTTCTTTTCCTGTCCAACCATTTCACTATTCAACCCCTGATCGTTCAAATCATTTGATCGGTCGCAACTCGGAGCAACACCATGTATCGTGTATTTATACCCAACCTGAATCGCTGGATCGAAAACATTCCTGTCACCGAAGCTCTCGTCTACAAAGAGGAGGGTTACCGCGTAGAGCGTATGTCGTAGGAAATTCTTACAACCCATGCACAGCGTGGGTTGTGGGGGCAATCCTGCCCAAACAATCAAGGAGAATCATCATGCGTAACAACAAGTATCGTGCCTTTTTCACAGTCACCCAAGTCACAACACCCAAAGGCTTGCTCGTGGTTCAAGACTACTACCCAAGCAAGGGAACACCTGACAAAAAATGGCGTGAGTATGTCATCCACCTTGCCGCCATCATCGGCGGTGAAAGCCTTGCTTTCACTACACCTGAAGCACGCAACACATGGGTTCAAGCACAAGGCGCACCAGTGCAACAACCCTTGCCGTACTAACCCAGAGAGAAATTCTCTCCGAACAGGTGAAAATCTTCGGTTCCGTGATTTTCACAACTATTCAGGCAGGCGGACAGCGTTTTGACCAATGAACACGGGCTTTTGAGGAAATTCGGTACTACTAATCTATATTTTAAATATATTTATATATAGGGAGATGTGTGTATGTGCGCGCACTCTGCCGCCAAGTCGCAAAGAAAAAGTTTCTTTTACTTTGGGGCGTGCAGTACCCTAAAAACATAGATGGTTGGTACAGAAATTGAACAAACCCTTACAGCATAAGGCTCAACGCCCGTCCGCCTTACTAAATACTTTTAAAAAACATGGATAGCTTGCCGTGCTTTTATCACTACCCCTGATATAATGAACCCTTCCCCAACTCAGAGGTACACCATGAACCCAGAAACCCACGATGACTCAGCGCCTGAGCGCATCCAATACCCCACGCTGATGAAGCTCAAACGGCGCGAGCTTGCAAACCATTTAGCGGGGTTGCTCAAGAAAGGTACGCCCCGACTTGTGGTCAATGCGATGCGCGACATCATCCTGAGCCAAAAAGAAACGCTACGCCGACACCGCATACACGAAGCACAGCAGAACATTTTATGGGGTGACTTGATAAAACCATTACAGGCTGAGCGCCGTAGTGTGCGAGCGTCCCTCAAGTACAAGTCCGGTGATGACAATGATATGCGGGTGGTTGCGTTCAAGGCATACGCAATAGTCTTGGCTGAGCTGTTCAACCGAATCACTCAGCTCAAGAATCGGGGTGACTTTACCCCCTCTACCTACGCCAAGGAAAAGAACCTACCCAATCACGGCTTGCATTGGACAGACTTCGTGCCTACGCATATCAAGCTGCGGGTAAACACCCTGTTCGATGCTGTGCCGTACACAGCCAAGGCTCGGCGCAAGATTCCGTTCGAGCGTGTGGTGCAGGATGACATCCATGCCAAGCGTAAGCAACGGCTCATCAACCGCACGGGTAAGGAACTGCTACACGCAAACCAAGACCATGCGATTAGTCCAACGCAAGACACACACGACAAGGTTGTCCGACTCAAGCGAGCACTGGCTGCGATTGAGCGACTCGACCCGAACGAACCCGTGCCAACAACATGGCACGGACTACTATAAACAAAAGGAACATTCATCGAGAGAGAAATTCTCTCTCAACTGGTCGGCGGAGCTTGGGCTATGCCGCTGACCATCCCGACAGTAGCCTATGAGGAGAAGCAACATGAAAGTACAAGTAATCCGTATCTATGGATACACAAAGAATCCATTAGCACCACACGGACATAACCCAACGCCTGTTGATGAGGATGCGCTCATCATGCCGACTGAACTGTCGGACTCGATGCGTGACGAGGTGATTAGTGAGTTGCGTTCGCGCGGTTACGCGGTTGGATACATCTTCAACGAGGGGGAACGCATCCTTGGCGAGAAAAACTCTATGGTTGTGGTCTCGTACCGCACCCTTGAAGAGTTTGAGATGGGAGAAGTGCAATGAGAACAAAGCTGAAAACAAAGATAGAAGTAATGACGCACGATGAACTGCATGGTTTGTTTAATGACTTGCGTTGGCGTTTGGTGTTTGTCACTGACAACCTGACCAAGCGCAACAAACGAGACGAGGTGCGAGCGCAACTCGAGGTAGTGAAGGACTGCCTGTATGGGCTTAACTGTTTAGCAGAAGGAGAGATAGCATGAAGTTGAGACAGATAAAACAGCACCACATCGTGCTGATGAAACGCCATTCGTTCAAGCGGATGTGCGAGAGATTTAAAGCAGCATCAAGACTGCGTAGAGCACAGCAGACGCTTGCTGTCGAGTTGCCCGTAGAGGGTTTGTTTGTGCATGAGCCGTGTGACTTTTGAAGGAGAAGAGAAATGAAAGCAATGCAAGTAATGAGTCACATCTTTCTGGCTATATGCCAGTACAACCTGATCGCATTCGGGTTCATCCAGATGGAAGAGTGGGGCGTAGCCCCGCTGTTCTGTGCGTTCGTGATAGTGGGCTGCTTCGGTCTTGGGTTTCAAGTCCGTAGTGTGTTGTCATTTAAAGGAGAACTGAAATGAAAGACAAGCAATATAAATTTCCATGCGAAGACCTCACACACGCCACACACAAGTGGGGTATTGAGTATTCAAACGATGAAGATGGGGACGAGGTTGTACACGTTGAGTGGTTCACCCTTGAAGCAGAACGCGATTCAGTAATGCGAGGAGAACCAATCAACAACCAACCATTTAAATTGCATTTTTTTGCAGCGAGTGCGTTCGACTGGGCGCAGACCACACCGACACGCGACTTGCGTGAGGTGATGCACATCATGGAGAAGTATGGCAACTCGTACAACCTGTACCTCGTGCCTGTACCACATGACACGAACTACGACATCAATATGTACCAACCGCAAGTCGAGGGCACGCAGTGGCTCGGCTACTTCGAAGTAAACCAAGGAGAAAGTAAATGAAACACCAATGGAAAACAGGCCGTCAGTATGACGAGCATGGGCAACGCATGGTTGCACTGGTGGAGGGAGACTGCATCAGGTTTAGCGACCTGTCACGCAACATAGATGGGGTTGTGCCCCTTGGCAACTACCTGCAAAACCATAGGCTTGACGCCTACACGCTGGAGGCTTTGGTCATGGCTAACTATGACTTCGGCAACTATTCATCAAGCAACACAACACTGACATGGGAGAACTGAAATGAAACACACCAACAAACTAATGGAAGCACGCAGCACATACGCTGACGCAATTAACAAAGTACAGCTCGTCAATGGTGAAATAAAAGCGCTTGAAACTAAACGAGAAGCACTTATGTTGCATCCAATTTACGACCTCGCAAAAGATATCGAAAAAGAATACATCAAAGCGCTCAAAGAATCGCACGAGCAAGGCATTGCAAATGTGGGGGACATGGTGACATTCGCTGACACAAAATGTTTTGGCATCTTTAAAGTTGGCTACTGCTATCAAGTAATGGAAGTAACAACCTGTCCCATTACTGAAAAGATAGGCTATAAATTTGATGCAAGCACATTACTCAACGAGCGTGAGTTAGCAAAGATGGCTATGGTCAACAGCCAAACAGTGGACGCCTACATCAAAGATTTAAATGCGCGTAGTTTTTGTTATGACGCAGATAGATTTGTGTTGGGTGTAACAGTGCAAGCAGAATTATTTTATTAAGCAGGACTAATCATCCTGTCAACAAATGGGGGTAAGCCTACCCCCATTGCATCGACGTGTGTCTCACACACAAACTAAATCAAAATCAACTGGAGAAGCATCATGAAAATGTACATGGTTTCAATCATTAACGCGGCAGAAGTCCGCAAGGTCGTGTTCATCAACGCGTTCAATCGTTTCACTGGGTTGTGTGTCAACCGTTCTTGCCACGGCAAGCTTGGTGTTGATCGTGCTCGTGTTGACTACGATGACTGGGACATGGCTCCTCGCATCATGCGTGAGAGGATCATCACTGACTTAGCCGATCTCAAGGTCGCTGCTATGGCATACGCAGAGGCCGTGGCTGATCACCACGACGTTGCTACCACGAGCACAGTCGAGGAAGTCAATGGTGACCTGCTCAAGTGGTTCATGACGTGGGGTTTGCCGTTCACCTATCGCATGTATAGTGTGCTGTGTGACACCCTGTCTTGGGGTAGTACGAAGCGCGAGAAGATGCGCGGCATCATCAGCGACATGGAAGAACGCTTTAGTAGGTTGCACGGCAACCCTGTGCAGTGGCGTATCAGCTACAAGGGCGCTACTTATCGCAGTGAGTATGGGTTCAAGAGCGCCAAGAACTTCTGTACTGAGATGGGTAGGCTCATCGCTGAGTCGATCAAGGAAGATGAGGATGTGTTCAGCGCATCGTTCATGGAAGACTACTCCACTGAGTCAGGCTTACATCACCGCATTGCTCAAGCCGCACACGATGCTTTACATAGTCATGGCATTAACTTCAATCTCACTGATTACTACTGCGATCACTGGGATCACACAGGCAACGGCAGCACAGTACTCATCAGCGGCGGACGTTATCGTGAATACTGTTCGCACTGTGCACAGAACACCGATGTTGTTATCGAGACGTATGACACAGGCGTATTGATGGAGCGCGGCGCAGCGTACTGGCATGACGGCAACGAGGAGTACTACCAGCACGAGCCTGATAGTGACTACGATGACGAGAACAGCGATGACGACAGAGACAACGACACAAGCAGTCTCATGTCGTACACCGCCAACGTGCTTGACGTGCTTGACAAGGACGCATCGTTCACATCGTCCCCGTTCGGTGAGTTCCACATGGGTGTCGAGGTCGAGCTTGTGACCAGCGGGTATGTCAGCGAGGCGGTCACTGATCTGCGTACCCAGTTGGGTGAGGACTACGTCATCTGTAAGTCTGACGGTTCGTTGCCCTCGGGTGGTGTCGAGGTTGTCACTGCGCCTCGTGGTCTGCATGACCACATCGCACGCTTCAAGGCGTGGACTATCGACAGTAAGTACCGTGCGTGGAACACCAACAAGTGCGGTATGCACGTTCACATCGACTCTCGTGCGTTCACTCGCTTGACGCTGGGTAAGTTCATCATGTTCATCAATGACGAGAAGAATGCTGAGTTCGTTCGCAAGATCGCTGGTCGTCATCCACACATTGACGAGCAAGCCCGTACTTACTGTGCCGCCGAGGGGCAGTACGCTATGGAGAATCCAAGCAAGGCATTGAAGGGTAAGAGCAGTAGCCGTTACTACATGGTCAACACGACTTGTCTGCGTAGCTCCGAGGCTAACCGCTTGGGTGTGAGCTATGTCGGCGAGCGCAACTTCAACACCATCGAGCTGCGTGTGTTTCGTGCATCCCTCAAGAAAGAACGCTTGCTTGCCCAGATCGAGTTCACTCATGCGGTCATCATGTTCTGTCGCGTTGCAAGTATGCGTGACCTGAACGGTGCATCGTTCCTCAAGTGGCTCAAGTCTACGGACAACCGCTATCCGCATCTGTCCGACTGGTACGGTATCCGCCGCCGTGTCGGTGCTAAGAATGCTGCCCCATCCGAGTCAACCTGTGTTGACAACCTCACCGTATCGTCTTAATATTTATAAAGGAATCTAATCATGTGTTTAATCATCACTGGCACTTCTGCCAAAATCCGTTCGACTCTGCTCGACACACACGCGTTGCTCAGCGACATCTTCACCAACAATCCTGATGGCATCGGCATCATGTATGCCACGACCAAGGGCTTGAAGGTTGTCAAGCAGTTGCCTAAGTCTCTCGCTGATGCGACTCACTTCATCAGCAAGTTACCCAACGATGACCGCGAGCTTGCGATTCACTTTCGCTGGACTACGCACGGTCACACTGACCTGACCAACTGCCATCCGTATGACGTAATTCCTGGCTATGTAGCCATGATGCACAACGGCATCTTGCACACAGGCAACGCTGCGGACAAGACCAAGTCCGACACATGGCACTTCATCCATGACTATCTTGCCAGCCCTACGACTGACCATCCACCGCTGGTACACAACGAGAAGTTCCGCGATATGCTTGCCGAGTTCATCGGTGACAACCGCTTCGTGTTCATGGATGGTGACGGCAAGATGAGCCATGTCAACTACGACCAAGGCGTTGAGCATGACGGGCTGTGGTTCAGCAACACGTATGCGTGGAGACCAAGCCGCTTGATCCCCTCATACCAGTACTCGACCAAGTATGCTGCGCGTCACTACGACTTGATGGACAGCAAGTACGACGATACATACGGTGGGTACAGGACACTGCCATCTAATACATGGAAGGATGACGATGATGCCTTGGGTAGCATCAAGCCGCGCAAGTTGTCAGCGCATGACCTTGCATGGGACGAGGACGACTATGCCTTTCCTGAAGATGATGTGCCTGAGTTTGTTGTAGAGCCTAGCGATCTGCTTGAGATCGTCATGGGTGCGGATGCTGAAGCGTTGTCCGACCTGCTTGAGCAAGTGCCTGAGACTACTATAAACATTCTCTGCAATGTGTTGGTGTGTGAGGGAACCAAGTGGACTAAGGCTGACGATATGTCAGCGCTTGAGGTAAGCATCTATCAGTCGTTCCTTGCGGGGGATATGGTTGCCTTGCTGGATGCTGTAGACAATGGGTTGCATGGTAATGTCGCTGACGTTGCGTGCTACTACATGAACTGGACACACAAGCTCGCGCTTGTGTAATCTGGCGGGAGAGAAATTCTCTCCCATTTTTTAAACTAAAGGAGAAGTGAAATGTATAAAGTAATTAAAACCAATGATGGGTTCATGGTCGAAGATCAGTACGAGGGCGAGTATGTCCATGATGAGCATGGCAATAACTTGTTTGACTCGGAGTATGAGGCGCAACAGTTGATGACCATAGCGCGTATGCGCGATGCGATAGATGCAATCTTTATTGCAGTAGAAGAGGGGGATGCAGAAACCATAGCGCACTTGGCGCTTCGTTACAAACAGCTTTTTGGAACCAAGGAGAAGCAAAATGAAAATTGAGATTGACACAGAACGACTGATTGAAGAAGCAGTCAAATACATGGAAGATGCAAACGACTTGCGCTGGTCTGTCGGTCAGGCCTTACAAGAGTTGTACTGGCATCAAGGATGGGCAGAGTTACAAACCGAACTGACAAAACGATACAACGAGGAGAAGTGAAATGAAGAAGTATCAAGTGATGGTAGCCATGTCCTACTACGTGTGGGTTGAGGTCGAAGCTGAGACGCAAGACTTGGCAAAAGATCAAGCGTTACGCAAAGCGTGGCGTGCACAAGCCAACGGCGATGGGTACTGGGGCGAAGAGCCAAGTGTGTTAGAGATACAAGAAGGAGAAGCAAAATGACTTTATATTTCTGGAGAAGAAGCCAATACTCAACCTACCTTGAAGCAAAGAAGCAGGGTGGGCTGTATCAGATAGGCGGGTTGCAAACTGAGTACCGCACGTTGTATGAGTGCGGTGGTGACTTGGCAGATACGCTTGATGCAATACATACCACGAGGGACATGATGGACAGTAGCGAGCGCCTCGGGCATGTACTGCTCGATGACGATGGTAAATTTTTAGACGCAATGTGAAAGGAACATTCATGACTGACTTTGATGGAAGACTTGACGCGTACTACGACAGGCTGCTGGCTCAGCACCAGCGCAAGATAGACGCAGAAGATGAAGACGAACTTGAAGAAGGAGACGATGATGACTTTGAAGAATCTGATTTACCTGTTGGCAATCCTCACCATAACCCTTGACCTTTTTGTATGGAGACCAGACTATGAACCAGAACAACTACGACCTGCAAACCCCAGAGGGTATGGAGAACTCAAAGCTATGGCTATCGCACGCTCTGACGCTGATTGGAGACAACGGCATCTGGGGCATCCCTCGATCAAGCACCGTCGTGCGTATCGACAAGCCGAGCAAGACTGCGACAGTCGTAGCCCAAGACTTACCAGACGTGAGTATCGAGCTTGTCTTCGAGGCACTCGGCTGGACGGTTGAGTATGCCGATAACGACCGATAGTGGACACTAACATTGTCCAACCATTGACAACCTCGGGAAACCGAGGTACATTTTTTATTCAAGGAGAAAGCAATGCCAGACTTAAAAAGTGAGATGAGCAAGGTTCTCGACGCATGGGAACAAGACGACCAACAAACACAGGAGAAGCAAGTGCAAAACACATTACCGCAAATATTCAAACCAACCAACAACGTGTCACGCGAGACGTTCAACTACATACGAGACAACCCAAACAAAAACAGCGGTGAGATACGTGCTGAACTAGCCAAGCGAGGGTTCAACGCAGGGTCAGTGGGTTCACTCATCACGCAGTACGTTAAGCAAGGGTTTGCAAAGAGAGATGACAACGGTAGATACGCGACCATCGTGCCCGAGTACACACCACTGAAGTCAACCAAGAAGTTCCGATCAGAGGGCAAGCGCACGAACAAGATCGTGCAGATCAAGAGTAAGTCACCAAGCGCAGGCATCGCCGCGTTGAAGGTCGATACTACGCCCAAGGTCAAGCCATCGTGGGATGTAGACACAGTGCTCGACACCATGAGTATTGTGCAAGCACGCACCTTGTACGATGCCCTCAAGAAAATATTTGGAGGTTGATATGTGGGACGTACTTGTAACGATAACGTTGATGGCGTTCGGTGCAGTCGCGCTGATTGCTATCTGTGCCCTGATCGGATGGGCTGTATTCTGGATGCAGAACGGAGGGCGTGATGACTAACTGGATGCAGAGCAGAACACCAGAAGAACGCAAAGCACTAGCTGCCAAGTCTGTAGCCACACGTCAGAAGAACATACGAGAACGTGAAGCACAGCGGCTTGCTGACATTGAGCAGCGCGACAGTTTGAAGTGTGAGATCAAGGAACTTGAAGCCAAGCGCAACGAGTTGCATAGACTTGAGTTGGTGAATGAGACCGCGCTTAAATTGACAGGCAAGTCCCTGCTTCGTGAGGAGGAGATTGTTAGTGCAGCGAACACTTGGGATTTGGCAATAGGTGTGTATTTCTTGATTGATACAGGCAAGGTTGTTTATGTTGGGCAATCAACCAATGTGTACGCAAGGATTGCCAGCCATCATGACAAAGTGTTCGACAGCTTCGCGTTCATGCCATGCAATAAAAAAGCTCTGGACAATTTGGAGTCTTTGTACATACACATACTTCGACCAGCACTTAACGGCACGTATGTGCACGGCACAAAGCATGCACCGATAACACTTGAGAAACTTATTGGAGTAACACCATGACTGAGTTCAACAGACCAACACCAGAGGACGAAGCGTTCAATGACATTGAGCGCACCAGCAAGATCAGGCAGGAGATTATCAAGCGGCAGATGGAGCCGCCACAGACACGCAACAACATCATCGAAGAAGTGGCGCTGCACGTTGAGAAGCTCAAAGGCTTTGGCAAGGACACGACTGATTCGTTGGCCGTTTACATCAGGGAGATGAAGAAATGAAAACAGAAAAAGAATGGACAACAGAAGCAGGGCTGAAGGCTCAGGTGATTGCAACACCGATGGGTCACCGCTGTGGGTATGTGGGTGTGCCAGAAGGACATCCGATGTATGGCAAACACTATGACGAAGTTAATGTTTACGTGCATGGTGGATTGACATTTTCACACGATGAGGATGGGTTGTGGTGGTTTGGTTATGACTGCGCTCATTCGGATGATGCTAAAGACCCCGAGCTGATGAGTGCTGAATACAAGAAAGTGTTTATGGACTGGCCTCGGTTCAATGAAGGCACCATCAAGACGCTGGAGTTCTGCGTTGCTGAGTGCGAGTCATTGGCGAAACAACTTGAGGAGATGAAATGAACATTGATGAACACAAGTTTTTACTTGAAGTAGAACACCGTGCAAAAGACCCAGAGACAGCAAGAGCCATCATTAACTTTGCCATCACTGGTATGCACAACAAGGCAGTGGAAAACCGTGAACACGCTATTGACATGGAAACAGTGGCTTGCGTTGCGCTAAACCATCGGCTGTTTAAAGACGGCAGCAGACTCATAGTTGACAAGCTGGAGAAATGGAAACACAGGAACGGCTTGCGCTGGGACGATCAGATCAAAGCACTACGGGAGAAAGCAAAATGAACAACCAGTCACCATTTACAACAAAGAATTATCAAGGCATTGATCCCGGATTCCCAAAACGAGAGGCAATAGAAGAAACTGGATTTGGCATCAGCGCAATGAGCATGAGTTTGCGTGATTACTTTGCGACACATGCTATGCAAGCGTTAATTGACAACGATGGTTTATTTTCAGAGATACCAACACAGGCTTACGCTTTGGCAGATGCAATGCTGAAAGCGAGGGGTGAATGAGAGACACGGTAAGTAAATTCATCCGTGAGATTCTGCGCTCCCGCACCCTGCGGGAGATCATTGCTAAAGAACTGCGTGAAGCACATCAGAAGAAGCTTGAAGCTGAGTCTGCTGTTGAGTATGCAGTTTCTATCGTTCAGTACAACGAAAAGCGCATCAAGCGCCTTGAGAACAGACTGACAGAACATACACAGGAAGGAGACTACACATGACACAAGAAGAAATCATGGGGATGTGGAACAGCATTACTAAATATGCACCAAGCGAAGTGCGTATTGCAGAATTTGCCAAACTTGTAGCCGCTAAAGAACGTGAAGCGTTTGAAAAAATTTGTGATGAAGTAATAAATTCTGAACGTGATGGGGCTGAAGAAGCTGACCACAACAACAACGAAAGTTACGAAGGCTACGATGACGGCTGGTTTGATGCTTGTAATACCCTTAAATTTTTTGTTAAAAAACGAGGTGAAGCATGAAACAAGAAATCATTGAGATGGCAAGAGAGGCTGGATTCATGATGGAAAACTCAGCCGCAATTCAAGCCGCAGAAATCTTTGCTAACCTTGTAGCCGCCAAAGCAACAGCCAAAGAACGTGAAGCCTGTGCAAGAGTGTGTGAAATCGGAATAAACAATGCAACCGATTGGGACAGTAGCGATTGGGATCAAGCCTGTGAAAATCGTGCGTACCACATCAGAGCCAGAGGTGAAGCATGACACAAGAAGCATTGAAGCCGGCGCTTGAGGAACTTGCGGTGAGATTTAGCGAGGGTTGGCATGAGGGCATCAAGATTGATGCGTCTGACATCATGCTATTGAATGAGGCGGCACAAGCCTTGGCACAGCCAGAGCAAGAGCCTAGTGGTCACTTTCTAGATTTTGCATACTCCGACAGCATTGCTTATGTCCATGTGTACGATCAATTTAGAAAAGGACAACAGTTCTACAAAGCCCCACCACAGCGCACATGGGTAGGGCTGACTGATGAAGAAATTAGCGCACTATGGAATGAATGGAAAGATGCTGTTTGCTTAGACCATAAAACATGGGCAAAAGCCATTGAAGCAAAACTCAAGGAGAAGAACAGTGCTTGAGGTACACAATATCAACGGCAGACTCACGACACGCGATGTTTGGTACACGACCGATGACTATGGGACGCTGTGGCGGTTCGTTGTAACAGAAGGCGGTGCTCGCTTTTGGTGGGATGCAATCCATGAGACAGCGATGATTAAGATTCTTGGGTATACACAATGGAGGACAGCATGATTTTGAATCAAGGAAAACTGGCTGACGGCTTGGTTGAGGACATACTTGAAGCCATACACAAGTATGACGATTCTCTGCACATGTCCACAGTCATCGGTGCGCTGGAGATAGTTAAGCACTGTTTAATACAAGAAAGCATTCAGGAGGCCGAGGATGATTGAAGCAATCAGAACATTTTGGGGTAAGCTGCGCGGCCAACATGGAGAGCGCAGCACAATCGTAGAGCAGGGGTTTGTGTACAGATGTACCAAGTGCCAGCTTATTTTCTTAACACGAACAGCGGGGGAGGATCACAAGTGCCAAGACCAACGAGTGACCTGACGCGATCAGGCAAAGCAATAGGCGTTCGTTTAACAGAATGGGAGTATCAAGAATGGATGAAACTTGGGGGGACAAAATGGCTGAGGGCCGCGCTAAGAGAAAGCAAACAAAAGACCGTCCAGTCTACGATGGGGTACGGGAGTACAGCGACTGGAACCCATTCGAGCGCGTAGACCCACTGGTCATTGAAGACATTCACAAACGCCACGATCACAACAAGATCGTTCACACACTAGAAGACACAGAGGAGGAAGAACATGGATAAACATTTCAACGGCACACGGGCTGATGACTTACAGATCAGCGGCAATCACTACAAGGAGATGGCAGTGCAGCCGTGGGAACTGATGGAGTCAGTGCTGACACACGAGGAGTTTGTCGGCTATCTGAAAGGCAACGTTATCAAGTACGCATTGCGTGCTGGACGTAAAGAGGGGAGTGATGACTTGGGTAAGTGTAGACATTACATGATGAAACTAAAGGAGATAACAGCATGAAGAGCATAACTGAACTGAACAACCACTTGACTGACCTGTACACGGCACTCAAAAATGGCACGATTGATGTGAAGACAGCGGCGGAGATGAACAACACCGCAGGTAAGATCATCAACGTGCAGAAGGTGCAGCTTGAGTACGCCGAACTTCGGGACGAGAAACCCAACATAAACTTTTTGGAGGGCTGATGATGGAGGCAACTAAACAATGTTGCCGATGCTTGGAGACAAAGCCGCTTGCTGCATTCAATTTGAAACCGCAAGCGGCTTGCAAAGCTTGTATAAATCTATATCAAGTTGTCTACCGCGAACGCAACCGTGAACTCATAAGAGAAAAAGCAAAAGCGTACAGCCGTGCAAAACAAGAAGAACGCCGTGAATACCTTACCACTTACAGAAACACCCACCGCGAAAAGTTAAACGCTAACCAGCGTGTGTACTCAAGTAGCGAAGAACGAAAAATAAAAGACAAGGAGTATTTTGTAAAGCGAAATGAGTTGCTGACGGATGGGGATGTTCGTCACGCATTGAGCAGAGGCACAGGGCTTAAGAAAGAAGCTATTCCGCCTGAACTGGTTGAAGCCAAACGTTTACAAATAAAAATTAGGAGGGCATTGTTAAATGGCGCTAACACCGGAAGCGAAAGTAAAGAAGAAGGTCAAGGAGATACTTGACCAGATGGGGGTGTACCATTTCTCACCTATGCAAAACGGCATGGGTAGGGCTGGCATACCTGACATCATTGGATGCCTTGACGGGTGTTTCATCGCAATCGAATGCAAAGCAGGAAAGGGGAAGACAACGGCCTTGCAAGAACGTGAACTTAACCGGATACTGAACGCCGGGGGCTATGCCCTTGTCGTCAACGAAGAAAACATTAACCAACTATGGGAGATCAAAGAATGGATCACGACGAACAAATACTAGAAGCGAAATTGGCGCTGATGTCAGACGAAGAGAAGCAACACTTCAAGATGGTGATACTGGAGCTCGTCCAGTGCTACGGCCCTGATGGGAAGCAAGCGGTCATCTTGTTCCACGGTAGCGACAAGCTGGGCGGTATCGTCACGCTTAACTGCGACGCTATGGAGGCGTCAGCACTGCTGTTAGAAGCAAACGATTTTTTCGGCTACTTGAACGTTATTGGCGCACCCCCAAAGGAGGCATTTAATTGAGCAAGAAAGTAGGAAACAAACAAGACAGGCAAAGAATCGTGGAGCTTATGCGCGAAGCAACAGGCCAGTACCCAGACCCAATCAACGAAGATTGGCTTAAGCGCTTCATGGGCGGCATACAACGAGAAGACCCAAAACTTGCTGCTGCTGTAATGCAAGCAGCAAAGAAAAAATCAAAGGAACTCAATGACTAAACCATTTGACAAGATAGTCACCATCGACTTTGAAACTCGGTGGGACAAAAAAGAATATACGTTATCAAAGATGACGACAGAGGAGTACATACGTGACAAGAGATTCAAAGCATTTGGAGTATGCGTACATGAATTCGGAACCGATGATCCTATTGAATGGATTGGAGGAGATGGACTATCTGAATACTTTTCTGGAGTCGACTGGGGACGAACCGCAGTGCTTGCGCATAACGCACAGTTCGATGTCTCAATTATGGAATGGGTATATGCCGCTAAACCCGCCTTCATCTTCGATACATTATCAATGGCACGAGCTTTACGTGGCGTGGAAGTTGGTAATTCCCTCGCCAAACTTGCAGCAGATTTTGGACTGCCTGCTAAAGGAACCGCTGTCAACAGCACAAACGGTTTACTACAGTTGGGACTGGACATTGAACGGGAACTTGCCGAGTACTGTGCGCATGACGTGTACCTGTGCGAAGAAATCTTCAAGCGACTCTCAGCAGGTTATCCCAAATCCGAACTGCGTCTGATAGACATGACGCTCAAGATGTACACACGACCACGGCTTGAGCTTGACAGCAAGATGCTCATCAAAGCATTAACAGAAGAAGGAGAACTACGTGAAGGATTACTTCAACGACTCGGCATACAAGAGGCTGAGCTTGCATCGAACCCGAAGTTTGCTGACGTACTTCAAAAACTCGGGGTTACTCCCCCGACTAAGGTCAGTAAAACTACCGGCAAAGAAGCGTTCGCTTTCGCCAAGAATGATGCCATGTTCCAAGCGTTGCTCAACAGTGAACGTGAAGATGTTGCCCTCCTTTGTGAAGCACGCCTTAAAGTTAAATCCACGACAGAACGAACAAGGGCACAGCGATTTCTTGACATCAGTCAGCGCGGCAAACTACCGGTTCCGCTATCGTATTACGGTGCTCTCTCGGGCCGCTGGACGGCAGCAAAGGGTAGTGCCATCAACATGCAAAACCTCAAGCGCGGAAGTTTCTTACGCAAAGCAATTATGGCTCCCGATGGCTACCAACTCGTCGTCGGTGATCTTTCGCAAATTGAGCCGCGAGTCCTCGCGTGGCTCGCAGACTATGCAGATATGCTTGACATCTTCCGCGCTGGTGGTGACCCTTATGCGGCATTCGGTAGCCAGATGTTCAACATACCCGATCTCACCAAAGAGTCTCACCCCGATCTCCGTCAATCGGCGAAGAGCGCACTGCTTGGCTGCGGCTATGGATTGGGTTGGGCTTCGTTCGCGTCGCAACTTCTCGTAGGGTTCCTTGGTGCGCCGCCGGTACGGTACGACAAAGCGTTTGCTAAGACACTTGGCGTAGATCAAGCCTATGCCCAGAAGTTTATTGATTGGGAAGACAACGTGACCAAGTTGCTGGAGATACCGCACACCTGTACACAACAGGAGCTGTTGACGCACTGCCTTGCAGCCAAGAAGATCATCGACATCTACCGCGCCACTGCCCACCCCGTTACTACCTTCTGGGACATGTGCTCACAGCTTATCGAGGACAGTTTGTATGGGGGTAGGGTTTACGAGTACAAGTGTTTGACATTCAGCAAGGAACGTATAGAATTGCCAAACGGGATGAGCTTGCTCTACCCCGAACTCAGACGCACAAAAGATGACAAAGGTAGGAGCCAGTGGGTATACGGGCCAAACGCTACCAAGCTGTATGCAGGAAAGTTGACCAATAACGTTACGCAGGCCGTAGCGCGTATTGTCATGACCGATGGAATGTTGAGGGTATCGAAGAAGTACCCCGTGGTAGGCACAGTGCACGATGAACAGATCGTGTTGGTGCCGGATGCAGAGGTCGCTGATGCTAAGACTTGGGTCTTGGAGCAGATGACGTTGGAGCCGAAGTACTTGCCGGGGATACCTCTGGCCGCTGACGGTGGTGCACACCGTAGATATGGAGAAGCAAAACAATGACAGCATTAACACTGCCAAAAAAAATAAAAATAGGCGAGCGATGGTACTCAGTCGAAGTTGTGGAAGCCATGCAAGACAAGTTGGACATGGGGCGTGTGATGTACCTTGAGAAGAAGATCAAGCTGGGCTTACGCAACGGTATGACTGGGCGCAAGTTCAACCTTGATGATGTTAAGGAAACGTTCTGGCATGAGCTGGTGCACGCCATCCTGCGGGACATGGAAGAACACAAGCTCAACAAGCGTGAGGAGTTTGTTGAAGGGTTTGCCAAACGCTTAAACATTGCAATCAACTCAGCGAGGTTCTGATGAAAACAGTAACGTGGAGCCACAGCGCCCTGAAAGATTTTGAAGGATGCGCACGCAGGTATCACGAAGTCAAGGTGCTTAACAAATATCCGTTTCAGGAAACTGAGGCTACGCATTACGGCAAAGAGTTTCACACCGCTGCTGAACTGTACATACGTGACGGCACGCCGTTGCCAAAGCAGTTCTCTTACGCACAGGAAGTTCTTGATGCGTTGCTGGCCAAGCCGGGCAGGAAGCTGTGCGAGTACGAGATGGGCATCACGCCTGACTTGCAAGCGTGCAGCTTTAACGAGAAGGGCAGGTGGGTGCGCGGTATTGCCGACTTGCTCATCATTGATGACGACAACCTGACCGCCACTGTCGTGGACTACAAGACGGGTAACAACCGCTACCCTGACCTTGACCAGTTAAAGCTGATGTCAATGATGGTGTTCAAGCACTTCCCGCACATCCGCAGGGTCAAGTCAGCGTTGCTGTTCGTGGTCAAGAATGATATGGTTAAGTCCAGCATGGCGCTGGGCGATGCCGATGCTGAGTGGTGGAAGTACCGCGAGCGCGTGGCTAAGTTAGAGCAGTGCTTTGATACAGGCGTGTGGAATCCCAAGTCCTCCGCGCTGTGTCCGTGGTGCCCAGTTAAATCATGTGAGTACAACCCAAAACACTAAAGGAACATTCATGCCTTACAAAAACCCCAAAGACCGTGACACATACCCAGCGTATGCACAGAAGCCAGACGTTATAAAAAAGCGTGCTGAGCGAAACAAGGCCAGAGCCATGCTCGTGAAGGAAGGGCTGGTGCACAAAGGTGACGGCAAAGATGTAGACCACATCAAGCCAATCAGCAAAGGCGGTTCAACAAGCAGAAGTAATCTGCGTGTTAAGCCAGCAGGGGCGAACAGAACAACAAAACGTAATCACGACCACTCGCTCAAATAAAACAACGGAGAAGCATCTTGGAAATCCTTGAAGACAAGGCACTAATATTCAGAACCAGAAACCCAGACAAGTACAGCATCATTCCAAAGCACAAAGTCATTGAACGTGATGATGGCGGGTTCGATGTCGCTGTCTACTGGGGACTGGACGAATGCAGAGTGCTACGCAACCTCGGGGTGAAGGACGTTCCCTCACCAATCACACGCCGCTATAAGTGGCCGGGCAGGTACAAGCCTATGCAGCATCAGATCGAGACGGCAGCGTTTCTGACGATGCACCGCAAAGCGTTTGTGTTCTCCGAACCCGGCACAGGCAAGACGCTTGCTGCACTGTGGGCGGCTGACTACCTGATAAGCATTAAACATGTACGCCGTGTCTTGATCTTGTGCCCACTGTCTATCATGCAGTCTGCATGGTTGGCTGACTTGAGTAACAGCATCATCCATCGCTCTGCCATCGTCGCGCACCACCCCCAAGCTAGTCGGCGTATCGAGATGATCCAGCAAGACTACGAGTTCGTCATCGCTAACTACGAAGGACTGAACCTGATAGCCAATGAGATCAACGCTGATGGGCGCTTTGATCTGGTGATCGTGGATGAAGCCAACGCATACAAGACGGTGACAACCAAACGCTGGAAGGCGCTGAAGTCAATCATCAAGCCAAGCACACACGTATGGATGATGACAGGTACTCCCGCATCGCAGTCGCCAGCAGATGCGTATGGCTTGGCCAAGATCGTGAACCCTGAAGGTGTACCCAACTTCTACACGTCATGGCGCGACAAGGTGATGAACAAGATCACACTGTACAAGTGGGCACCGAAAGCCAACGCAGCCGATCTGGTACACGAAGCACTGCAACCAGCGATACGCTTTAGTAAAGCGCAGTGCCTTGACTTGCCGCCCGTGCTGACAACAACACGCGAAGTACCACTGACACCACAACAGGCCAAATACTACAACCTGTTGAAAGACCGCATGCTGGTGCAGGCCGCTGGCGAGACGATCAGCGCAGTCAACGCTGCCGCTGGTGTGAGTAAGCTCTTGCAGATCAGTTGCGGTGCTGTGTACACAGACGACAAAGAGGTTGTCGAGTTCGATGCTGGCCCACGGCTTGGCGTGTTGGAAGAAATATTGGATGAGACAGATCGCAAGGTCATCATCTTTGCGTTGTTCCGTTCAAGCATCGACACCATACAAACACACCTGACAAAGAAGAACATCCCCAACGAGTGCATACACGGCGGCGTAGCTGCCAACAAACGCGCTGACATCATTCACAGGTTCCAGCATGAGAAGGAACCAAGGGTGTTGGTGATGCAGCCACAAGCAACAGCACACGGGATTACCCTGACTGCTGCCGACACGGTGGTGTTCTTTGGGCCGCTGATGAGCGTGGAGCAGTACATCCAGTGCATCGCACGGGCTGACCGCAAGGGGCAGAACTCAGACAAAGTTACTGTTATTCACATCCAAGGCTCGCCGATTGAAAAGAAGATGTTCAAAGCACTGGAAGGGAAAGTGAGCGATAACTTACTTTTGACCCAGATGTTTGAGATAGAAATAAATTCTTGAAAGGAGTTGCAAACCCGAATTTACTGTGTACACTGTCCAACCTTAGACAAACAAAACAGGAGAAGCAAATGGACGAACAACAAGTCCCGTTCGATAAATTGGTGAAGGTCTACCGCAAGATGAAGCTGGAGATCGACACGCTGACACAAGAGTACGACACCAAGGTGGAGTTACTCAAAGCGCAACAAGATGAAATCAAGTTCGCTATCAAAGACCAGATGAAGGCACTCGGTGTCTCGTCTGTAAAGAGTCCCTTTGGGACGGTATCCATGATGACGAAGACGCGTTACAACACGCAGGACTGGTCGTCGTTCAAGGAGTTTATCCTTGAGCACGGCGTAGTCGATCTGCTGGAGAAGCGCATCGCTCAAACCAACATGGCCACCTTCCTTGAAGAGAACCCGGGGGTTGTACCTCCGGGATTAAATTCAAACACTGAGTTTGAAATCCGTATCACCAAACCAACCAAGTGAGTTTTATATGTCAAACATAACGCTTTTCTCCCCCGCAAACGTACCTGCATTCGCTCGTAACAACGAATTGTCCGACACAGCCAAAGCCCTCACAGGCGGCGGCGTATCCAACACCAAGCGCATCTCTATCAAAGGCGGCGTGTTCCGTCTGGTAGCTGGTGGCAAGGAAGTTGCCGCGATTGATGACCGCCATCTGGAGATCATCATTGTGAAAGCTGCCCCCAAGGTCAGCCGCATTTTCTACGTTGCCTCCTACGATGCCGACAACATCACCGGCCCTGACTGCTGGAGCAACGATGGCGAACGCCCTGACGCTTCTGCACAGAACAAGCAAGCCGATACCTGCATGACCTGCCCGAAGAACATCGCGGGTTCTGGCCAAGGTAATAGCCGTGCTTGCCGCTACCAACAGCGCCTTGCTGTTGTGCTGGCCAACAACCCATCAGGGGATGTGATGCAGTTGACCTTGCCTGCCACTTCGGTGTTTGGTAAGGAAGAAGGTGACAAGCGTCCGTTACAAGCCTATGCACGCTACTTGGCGGTGCAGAATCCTCCGGTCAATCCTGAGCAGATCGTCACCGAGATGCGCTTCGATACCAAGGCCGAGTCTCCCAAGCTGTTCTTCAAACCTACACGCTGGTTGACTGACGACGAGTACGAGGTCATCAAGGAGCAAGCCGAGTCCGATGATGCCAAGCGTGCTGTGGTTATGACCGTGGCGCAGAGCGATGGTGTGAAGACCAACGCTCCCAAGATGGAGATTCCCGGCAAGCCTGTCAAAGCAGCAACAGCGCCTGTTGTTGACGAAGATGCAGCAGAGGAAGTACCGGCCAAGCCTGCCGCAAAGAAAGCCAAAGCCGAACCTGTGGCCGAGGACGATGGTGCTGAACCTGAAGTTCGCAAAGAAGCTGCCAAGGGTTCTGCTGTGCCAGCCAAGAAGGGCAAGCTGGCTGATCTGGTGTCCGATTGGGACGATGAATAACTAGGAGGAGGGGGCTTCGGCCCCCGCAACATGGCCTACTCACAAAAAACAATCGACGCAATCATGCGTGCACCAAAGACTCAAGGCAACCAGCTTGGGCGCTGGGCAGTGCATCTCAACTTCTCAGTTGTGCGTATTGCAAAAGCATTGGGCGTGTCACGGCAGACTGTTTACAACTGGTTTGAAGGCGGTGAAATTTTTGTTGCCTACGAACACCGAGTTGAAACAATGCTCACGTTCTTGAAGAATTCCAAAACAGCAGACGAAGCATGGAGAAAAATATGTCAGCACTACGACCTCGCACCCTGAGCAACCAAGAACTCATCAAGTACTTTGCCATGTACGTTGATGACAATCCTGAAGGCGCACCCATTGACTGGCAGATAGAACTGCTGCGCCGCTTCACAGCAGTAGCCCCAGAGAAAGAGTTTCCGATACACGACGAACGCCAGCTCGACCTGTTCAAATAACCCAACCGAGGATACACATGAACCCGCTTGAATTTCTAGCGGTTGTTTTGCCGTCCCCGAATAATGGGTTGTACTGTGCGGCAGAGCTAACTACAAAAAAGAAGGAGCACAATTTTGTTGAACATCTGGAGGAACTATCCGCTACCGTAGCTAAGTGGGGCGACAAGAAGGACATCTACTTCGCGCTGTCCACGTTTGAGAACAAAGGCAAGCGCACAGCCGAGAACGCACGCTTCATCCGGTCGCTGTTCATTGACATGGACGGCTATGACACCAAGAAGGCAGCGGCAATGTCGCTCAACGACTTCATGGTCAAGACGGGTCTGGACTTGCTTGGCACTCCGTACATCGTGGACTCAGGCGGCGGCTTGCACTGTTACTGGCCGTTCACCAAGGACGTGGCTGTTGAGGAATGGAAGCCCGTTGCAGAGAACCTCAAGCGCCTGTGTAAGCAAGAAGGTTTGAGCATTGACATGACGGTGACCGCCGACTCTGCCCGAGTACTGCGCTTCCCCGGCACGTACAACAACAAGGCCAAGTACGCTACGCCGCGACCGGTGCGCATACTAGCCGAGGGCGACACGTTCGACTTTGAAGACTTGGCCCAGCACATTGAGAGCCAACTCAGGTCGATGCCGATGCTGCCACGCCAGCAGAGCACAACCCTTGCACTACCCGGCCAGCGCCCTGACGCACCCCACACCCCCACCACGGTCAAGCTGTTTGAGAACAGTGTCACGCTGTTCAAGAACATCTACAAGAAGACCCGCGATGGCACAGGCTGTGAACAACTCAGGCACTACGCCGAGAACGCAACCGATGATGGTATGGAACCGTTGTGGCGTGGTTGGTTGAGCATTGCGCAGAAGTGCAACGATGGCGAGAAGGCTGTGATCTGGTTGTCTGACCTGCACCCATACCCCCACGAGCGCATGCACCAGAAGCTGGCCGAGATCAGGGGGCCGTATCCATGCGTGAAGTTTGACTCAGAGAACCCCGGAGTTTGTGACGGGTGTATGCACAGGGGCAAGATCACAAACCCGCTGGCACTTGGACGTGAGACCGCCGTGGTCACCGCCGAGACTGAGTTAGCTCTACCAGCAAAGGATGGCCAAGAAGCAAAAAAAGTCATCCGCCCTGAAGCACCCAAGGGTTATGCGTATGGTGTTCGGGGCGGCGTGTTCATGGAGAAGGAAGACACTGACGCTACAGGTAACGTGACAAAACGCCAGATCATGTTGCTACCCTACGACTTGTTTCCTGTGGACATCTTGAACAATAACGGTGAACATCTTGTGCACATGTTGGCGGTGCGTGAATATAAGATTGTGGACATCTCCTTTCCACAGAAAGCCGTGGTCAGCAGGGACGAAACAATCAAGGCGCTGGCGCAACAAAACATCATGGCTAGCTTCGGCTCCGGCAACGACAAAAACCTGTACGACTACGTGCGTGCCTGTGCTGAGAAGATGAGCAGCGAGAAGCGACCGATTGATGTGCCAGATTACTGCGGTTGGCAACCCGCTGATACATACGTGTGGGGCGGCAAGATTTATTCACCGCGCAAGGAAGCCATCGAAGTGCCGATGCCCGGCCTTGAGAACATCACGATGAATTCCAAACCCGTGGGTACGCTGGAGAACTGGCAAAAGTTCATCAACCTGTTGGTCAGGAAGAAACTCTGGGATCACTTGGCCATCATCCTCATGGGCGCTGGCTCACCGCTGATGCGCTTCACAGGGCTGCATGGTCTGACCATCCACTGTGCGTCAACTGAGTCCGGTACTGGCAAGTCGCTGGCGCTGGACGGTGCGGCATCAATCTGGGGGCATCCCATTCATTACCGCACTGGTGCGGGTACTTCACCTGTCGCCATGCAGCAGCGGCTGGGCCTTCTGCACAGCAACCCCCTTATCACGGATGAGATCACCAGCAAGAACCGTGAGGACTTTGAGTGGTTCCCCGCCTTCCTACTTAGTATGAGCGAGGGTCGCGGCAAAGAGCGCATGGAGTCTGGGTCGAACAAGGAACGCCTCAACCTATCCACATGGGCGGCGATTGCCATTATGTCTTCGAACACCCACGCCGTGGATTACTTGACAGGCACGCGCAAGCACGCATCCGAGGGTGAGATGCGCCGCCTGATTGAGTACGTCATGGACGACAAACTGATGTGGGAGCCTGATGAGATTGAGATCATTAAGTCCTTGCAGCACAACTTCGCTGTAGCTGGCCAAGCGTTGGCGCAGTACATGGTTGACAATATCGACATGCTCAAGACACTGGTGCCCGAGACCGTGCGCCGTATGTACGCTGAGTACAAGGCTCCCAACGACGAACGATTCTGGATGGCCGGTATCGGTTGTGCTGTGGCCGCAGGCATCATCATGAACAATGAGCATGCAGGTATTGCAGAGTTCCCCTTGGCTGAGATAATAGACAGCTACCGCAAGCGCATCAACATTCAGCGCGGTAGTATCAAGGGCGGCTACCGTAGTGCCGAGGACGTGCTCAACGCATTTGTGCAGGAGTATCAGGGCAAGTTTGTGGTGGTCAGGTATGGCGCTCAAGCTGGCCCACTGGCGCATCTGGGGGATGGTTCACTGGTGGACAGAAACACAACACGCAACGAAGTCATGGGGCGTGTGGAGCACGGTGTTACAGCAGGGCATGTAGACTTCTTCATTGAAGAGCGTCTGCTCAAAGCGTTCTGCTCGAACATGAGTTTTGGTTACACCAACTTCAAGCGCCAGCTAGAAGATCAATTCACGGTGTCTTACGTCAGCAAGAAAGACATGATGTCCAAGACCAGCGCACCACCGATGCGGGTAACCGCCATGAAGATCAGCAGATCAATCACGGAAGCCGATGAAGAAATTATCAATCCGTTACCCTTGGAAGGGTCTTGAAAGAGGGCAGGGGTTCTTTGTGCCCTGCCTTGATACGGATGCGATACGGCGCGAAGGTTTAAATCAAGCCCTGAAGTTCAGGGTGTTTGATGCTAAAGCCGCCCCGTGTATTCGGGGTGGGCTTATTGGGGTGCTGTTTTATCGAGCACTCCGCGCATAGTATCGGCAATCCGTATCCGCAACTTTTGCAGGCGGTCAAGCGTTGCTCGTTTTTCATCAGGGGTCATGCTGGACGCTTTGACCGCGTTCATGGCCTGAGTTATTTTTGAAAGCTGTGTTTTGGCATTACCCGCTATTGATGCCGATGCTATCTCGTTCACGTTCTCTTGCAAGAACGCACGGGCTTCAGACATTTCACCTTTCTTAAGCATGTCTTCGTATGTGCGCTTGACTTCCACAATGTGTTCAATGCGGTCGTAGGTAGCGTTGATGATGCCGCCAGCATCGTTGGGCTGGAACATTGAACCAATGACTGGCGTATCAGACAGGCGCTTGGTTGCTTCTTGCGGCCCCAGTTTCTTAGGCATTGCAAAGCTCACCGCTTGGGCTGCGGCCAAGCCCATAGTGCCTGTGTAACCACGGATCAAGTTGTCAATTTTGATTGGTGAATACCCCGCCATTGCACCAAGTTCTTTGGCCAACTCAGACGTTTTATCGCGGAAACGTTGTTGCGGCAGCAACTTTTGTTCGCGCTGTGTTTCAAGCTCCCGCAGACCAAAGAACGAATAGTTTGTGGCGTTCTCAATCAGTGGCTTAACCAGCGCAGGCATTAGCATGGACGAGCCGCCGGGCACTGTTTGGATGGCAATACTCTTGAAAGCTTTCCACGCTTCTTCAGAGCCATGCTCAGCGGCCATTGAGTTAACAATAGCTTCTGGAATACCTTTAAGGATATAGCCAATTTCAAACGGAACAGGGAACCTGATAGGTTCGTCCAATCCGGATATGCGGATAAAGAAATTGCCATATTTCTCTTCAGGGTTAGCGTTCTTGTACGCGTCGTCGTCCTGCATCATCAAAGCGTATGCAACAGCGGTTGCCATAACAAGGGAGCCACGGCGCAGTAACTTGCCTTGAATATCCAGACGCTGGCTCATAGGTAACTGACCGCTAGCTGCTCTCCACAACACATCCAAACTCTGCAACTGTGAGTTAAAGAACGGGATCATCGTAGTGGCCAAATGCATGGAAGGCGACAATCCGCGCTTGTTAAAGTTCATTGACTCCAGCGCCATGACTGTGGCTTCCATTTGCGACAAACCTTGGCGGATGTAGGAGTCGTATTGAGCGCGGCGGGTAGCAGCATCAGCTTCCATTGCAATAGCTTCGGCCTTGGCAACAAACTGAGACAACCCCATGCGCCCACCCATCAAGTCTTTCAGTATGCGAGACAAGTCTGCGTTTGTTCCTGTGTAAACCTGACCGCCAGTAATGCCGCGTGCTTCCAGTTTTTGTTTTGTTGCACTACTGCCCAAAGCCCTGAGCGCACCCAAAGGGCCAGCAAAATCAGCGCCAGCAAGCAGCGGGGCAGCAACAGAGTCACGTAATATTTGCTTGACTGGGTACAGCGGGTTCAACATAACACCTTTACGCACAGTACTGGAAGCAAAACCCATTACCTTTACCAACGCATTAGTGCTGACCGGGATACCTTCCATGCCCTTGACCAGTAAGTCAGCGGGGATACCCACGGCATCAGTATCAACACGGACAAACTTTTCTTTGCCCTTGTCTTTAAACCTGACAACATTTGGCGCTGCTGTGTCTTTGCCCAAGAAGTGCGCTAAATCCAAGCCAACCAATTCAAACATAGCGTTCTTTGAGGCCAAGTTACGCAAGCCCACATCCATAATCATAGAAGTGTTTTGGATAGAGCTTGTAGCAAAGTCAAGAATTTTGTCTTCACCGCCAATCAATTCGCGCAACTGCGGTTGATCTGTAAGGTTGCCAATCTTGTACACGCCTTCTTTACCAATCACCAACTCGGCATTGCCGTTTTGCTCGCGGTAGTAGGGTATGTAGTCGTTAGTAGCGGCAAGTTCGTCGGCCACGCTTGCGGGTAGTACGCCTGTGTCTTTCAAAAAGTGCATCAGGTTCTTGTTGTACTCGTTGTATTCTGTACGCGCTTCTTCAAACACATCCCGTAACGCCCTGTTGCTTTCAATATTACGAACAGATTGTTTAATTGAGTTTGCATCGACACTGAAATTAAGTTTGTCGTAACCTACACGATCAGCACGTTTGCCAAGCAAATACAGCGTAAACAACTGGTTGGCCGCTTCGCCGTTCATGCCCGGGGCTTTGGCCAGTGTGCGTACCACGTTGGCCAAGTTAGCGCCGCCTACGCTTTCAACAATATATTCAGTGCGACCATCAGGGCGTGTGTATGCAACACGTTGGGGAACGCCGTTGCCAACTGCTTGCTGAACGTAAGACATGCGCTGGTCAGAAGCCAGCAGGTAGTGCATCATCTGCATACCCTTCAACGGCTCCAGCATATCCTTGGCCACTTGGTGCAGCGGTGCTAGTCTGTCCAAGTACTGTGTGCGGAAGCCCAAGCCAAGGTTTGCTTTGATTTGTTGACCAACAGTTTTGGGCTTGGCAATAAGTTGGCTTGCCACACTCAGTTCGTCTTCAAATCCTTTGGCTTGCGCACGAGCGTAACGCGGTTCTTCAGCATTGCGCTCAACCATTTCTTGAATGGGGGGAGCGCCTTCGACACGTTGCGGAGCGTAAATAACAACGTCAGCTTCTATGTTGCCTTCAAACGGAAGATACTTAGTATCTGGTAATTTTAAATACAGTGTTCTACCTTTTGGTGCTTCAGCATTTTTAACAACAGCAACGTTGTTAACAGTTATATGCGCGTCGTTTGTATTGCTGCCGTCAATAAGGCCCACTGTTGCGTTTGGCGCAAGCGTAACAACAGCCGTATCAACATCGCGGCCAAAAGCAAATATTTGAGGGATGTATTTTACTTTTGGCAAATGCAAATCTGTTACGTAGTCTTTATCTCCGTGAATGTTTAAAGCTTGTACCGACTCCAGATTAGGAAGTTCTATTCTGCCGTTAACAGTGTTAACGCTGATTGTTTCAGCCGCTTTAATATCACTCAAATCAGGTTGGTATTTTTTGCCGTTCAACTCCACGTTACTAACGCCGTCAAAACTAATTACAATCCGCGAACCAATAAAGTATCCGTTTTCGTATGCGTCTTCAACAGCTTTTTTAATTTTGCTTTCAAAGAATTTTTCAACTTCTTCTGTGGGGCGACCACGAAGCCCCCGGTACCCATCAATAAGCTCAAAGTCCAACAACTTTTTAACATTTATTTTACCGTTACGCACAACTTTGCTGCTCACCAAATCTTCAGGCGTAAAGTTAGCGTTGCCTTTGGAAATTTCAATTGCTTTTTGTTTAAGTTTAAATTGCGACAAATACTCGTCGGCATCTGCAAAGTTACTACTATTTAAAAAGTTTTCCGCAATTGCTTGCTGTTCTTTGTTCAACGCTTGATCGTCTGTATTACCGCGAATTTCTTTAATTGCATTTTTACCGGTCATGCGCACGGCAACTTCTGGACGGCCTTGTTTATAGTAAACGTAGAAGTCCCCACCAGCAATATGGTCACGGGCGTAGTTTTCATCCCTGCCCGTACACCAAGATGTACCAGCACACGCCTTGTTAAGTTCAACAGCCGCTTTTTCAAAATCCGTGTTTTTTACACGTCTGTCAGGTAACAGCCCATCAGCAATTAGTTGTTGAACAAGTTCGTTGTCATCCCCATACTCATAGCCTGTCTGAAGCCACGCATCATTGATTTCTTCATCTGTGTAAAGTTTTGTTAAATCTTGTTCTGTTTCTCCGCGTTCATTTTGATTAAATTTTTGCCAACCTTCTTTGCGTAAATTTTCTTTAATTGCACGATCCGTGCTTGCTTGTACGCCATCAAGAAACGCTTCTTTTAAATTTTTACCAGCACGCAACTCACGAATAACAGCATCCGCAGCGTCAAGACTGACAACGGCAACACCGTTTCGGTTATTGTTTGCAATAGACGCTAATTTTAAACGCCCAGTCTTATCTAAAACAACTGCAAATTTAGAAGCAGCTTTGGCCACCAGTGCGTTTTCAGCTAATGTGTACGAAGGGTTACCTGACAATAGTTGCACAAGAGATTTTAAATCTTCTGCACGTTTGTCCCGAATAGCGCGAGCTTCTTGGTCACGCAAGTACCCATTACTTTGAGCCTTCAAACTTGCAAATGTAGTTGCATCCGCTTCAACGTAGTGCAAAGGATTGTCGTCGTCATATTGTTCGCCGTCTGACATTCTTGTATCAGAAATATAATCCAACGAACCCATTTTTGTTTCAAGGCGATCTATTTCGCGTTGTTGTTTTTCAATTTGTTTTGTTGTTTCTTTGTAGTGCGCAGACTTTTCGTCGTAAGGTTCACCCGCAGTAAAGTCACGCTTGTCTTTGTTTAATTGCGTTTGAAGTTCTTTTATTTTTACAAGCCCCGCTTCCTGTTCTTTGGTAAGCACTGCGTTTCTGCGCATCAAGTCCCGCATTGTGTATGGCGAAGCAACGTACTCATCAGGATTGCGTTCCATATCAATCAAGTAATCTTTTGCAATACGCTCCACATCTTCAGGCGTGCGGTCTTTTGCCTTGATGTCCTGACCAAACTGATCGGCAAACTGCTTCATGGAGTTACTGCCGGTATGCAACGCGGCAATGTCTTTCTGTGACAAGCGTCTATTTACCGCCCGTTCTTTAACGTCTAACTTCACATCAGACGGAACCATCAGCGCATCCACTGACTGGAGCGCAGCGCCCAACATAGTTTCTGGGTGGTTAATACCCAGCATGCGCAAGATGATGCTCTTGAACCCAGCCCAAGCATCGGACAGTTTCCACTTCTTACCGCGCAACTGTTCTTGCAAGTTGCGGTTGGACATGACTTCGGCCACAAACTCAGACAAGCTACCCTTGGCGCTGCTGCTGGTAATGCGGGGATCGTTTTGAACGGCTTTGTACAACGCCATAAGTTCGCGTTTGGCAATCAACTGCGTGCGGGAGAGCTTGCTCTCATCCATCTGAAGCACGCGTTCAGTAGCTGCGTGAGTACCTTCGTGCAACAAAATCTCTTGCGTCAAACCGCCGTTGCGGTTTAAATTAATTTGTTTGCTGGTAGCTGAACCTAGAACGGCATTACCGTTTTTGTCAACCACCTTGTCTTGAATGCGGATGTTTGTGCCGCCAAGCATTTCAGCCAACCGTTGTGCAACAACGCGGTTAAGCTTGCTGGTACTAGCGTCTTGGGCAATGTCGGAGTACGCCGCAGTGATGTCGTTGCTTTCAATGGCGTTACGTTGTGTAGCCGTCAAGTCAGGGCTTTCAACCTCAACACCACGGGCAAAACGCTCGTCTTCCTTCTTGGCTTGGAGCAGGGCTTCTTTTTGTTTTTCTCTTGTGTAACCAGATGTGGCTGCTTTTTCAACAGCCACAATTTTGCTTTGGCGTTTTTTAATATTGGCAAGCTTTTGTTTTTGTAATTGCTCTTTACCTTGCAAATCTTTAAAGGCGTCGGTTAAGCGCCCTGCCACTTTGTGCTTGTTGTTGTCTTTAAGATAATTAATACGCCGCTGTATCTCAGCCAGTTTTGTTTTTGCTTCTATCAGCTTGTCTGTAACTGCTTCACCCACTTCAACCGTTTTGTTGGGTTTGCGTGGTTGAGATACAGCCGACCCTGTTACGGATTTAACAAGCTCAGTACCGCGTGTGTGCACAAGACGTTCTGTTTTTTCACCGGTACGTTTAGCACGTTTGGCTTTTGCTTCGTCGTATGCCGCTGCTTGCGCGTCATCGTACTCACGCATAGCCCGTTCTTCATCCCGCGACTGCAACTCGGTAGTAACCCTTGGCGCTCTTTCATACACAGTAGCAAGGCGCTCTTCAGCATCTTCTAACTGTGTTTCATACACAGCGCGTTTTTCTGGTTTAGTTTTTTCATCAGCAATAAGCTCATTGAGACTGCCCATCTCACTGCGGATTTCATGTATCTCATCTTTCATGCCTGTTGTGTCTTTTTCAACACGCAGGCCGGGCAAGTCTAAACCTTCACGGCCTTTTTGCAAAGAAGCACGGTACTGCTCCGTGTCGGTGGCACGTTCACCTTCTGGAATTTTTTGTTTTTCTGCGCGTTGTTGTTCTTCTTGTTCTACTTTAGCTTGCAGTTTTTCAATCCGAGATTCGCCAAGCCGTTCTTGTTTGGCTTTAGCTAAATCTGCTTGGGCTTTGGCCAAGTCTTTATTTGCTTTTTCGTTTTCTTCCAGAACAGGAGCAACAAATTTCTTCTCTACTTCTTGGAACGATTCAACAGAACTGACAAGCGCGTGCGCTTGGGTTAATTGTTTGGTTAATTCGTCTTGTTGTTTGCGTAAAGCTTTTTCTTGTTGAATTAAAGCGTTGGCTTCCAAAGCAAATTTGGCATCAATAGTTCCGCTTTCACCTGCCGCCAACAAAGCGTTGCGCATGCTTTCTAATTCAGACAGTTGCGCACCAACAAACCGGTACTGCTGACTGATTGCACTTAAAGTTTCATTGGCCGCAGTCAGTTCTTCTTCCATGCTTCGGCTCAACGCTTTGGCATCGGGGGTTGTTTTTTGTGCTTTAGCTAATTTGGCTTTGTAGTTCTGTTCGGCCTTGGTCAGCTTGTTTTTTAAGTTGGGTATTTCTTTACCAACGGACTGCAAAGCCGCCAAATTGTCTGCTTTTTGTTTAGCAATAGCAGTTCTTAAACCTTGGATGTCTTGGGAGTCCAACATCTTTTGAAAGTTTTGCGGTGTGGCACGAGCAACTTGCACACCGGCTTCAGGGAACAACTCTTTCTGCGGTTGGGCTTCGTATTTCTTTTCACCACGGGCAACAGCGGTTGTTTCTTCTGCGGACAACGGTTTTCCAGCACTGCGCCCCGATACTTCCTGACCCTTCATCATTTCATCAAGGTCACGCAGCGCCATTGGGTCAGGCGCATTGCCTTCCATTACGCGTTGCACTTGTTCACGCGCCAACGATATGAATTCTGGATTGGTTGAAGTTTCTAAACTGTTTCTAAAACGACGCAGCAAATCAACCGTTGCCTGATCTAGCTTTTCTGTTTTGCCGCCAGTTTTACTTTCTTCAAACAACTTGGCAATATCTTCCATGTTGCCAACTTTGGCAGTAGGCTTTCTTTCTGTAACAGGGATAGCGCGGATGCGGCGTTCAGATTGAGCCAGCACAGTGT